CATCCGTAACCTTAAGCCAGATACGTGCGGCTTCTTTCGGCATGTGGATGGATGGGCGCCATCTGTATCCAAACTTTTTTCGCGCTTCTTCACTTATGGGAGATGCATCTGCTTTATATGCATATTTCCTCCCGTCAATAATGTGATCGTCATCATATTTGCACCATGTTTCCCGGACATACAAAATATCGCCCGGCTGATATGGCGGCATACATAACTTGCTTATAATCTGCTTATCCGCCACCTCTGGATGTTTTTTGTAATATGGACTATTCAGAATCACTTCAACATCGTGTTTAACAATCCTTCTGGTACAGGTCTTGCGTCCATCCAGAATTGCTCTCACCATCTCGGTATTGAATAAAATAGGTTTAATTGCCATCTACACCACCGCCTTTCACAATTTCGATTGCTAAAGCTATAGTCTGTTCTTTTTCAATGTATTTCAGTCTTTGCGCACAGTCATTAATTGACAAACATAGTTCTGATGCTCTCTTCTTTCCTTCTTCCAACTGCTCCACAACCTTGTCCACATCGTAGGCGGTCGGCATATTGTTAATCACATCTTTTACTGCATCATAGTCTTTCATGCTTTCAAGCCTTCCGCTTAGGTTGTCCAAAAACAGCCCAGCATCAATCAGTCTTCCCATTGTTCGCCCTCCTGTTCCATTCGGAAATTACCTCACTCAGGTTATGTCCTGCCGGATAAGACACTACCGGCACAGGACAATCAGGATTGTTGCACTTTACCATATACATCATTCCTCCACTTGACCAATGTTCGATTTTTGGTGTTTTTCCGCAGAGATGGCACGGTTTAAGTTTCTCCATCAGCTTTTACTCCCTTCTGTGCTGTTTTTATTTTCTTTATACATTCTGGGCAAAAATCAAAACCATTCACCCTTGTTGTGCATTCAGTACATATTCTTCTGTCACAAGTAATAATACGACTTTCAAATCCGCTCCCTCTTGCATGTGTAACAATGGTGCTGTGCGGCATATCACACAGCAACGTTGCTTTTCTTTTTCGGCAAAACTGGCAGAGGTCATCTTCCGGTATAAACTCAACCACTTTATTCATGTTCTTTCTCCTTTCCACGGCTCCGGCAGTGGCATCCAGGCTATAACGCATCAATCCTCATCAATGTTTATATTTGCTTTTCGGAAATACTTCTTCCAGATTTACGTCATACATGCTGGTTATATCTTCCAAATTAAAGAAAACATAGTCGCATCCAACTTTTGCGTCTATCCCACCCTCGTCAAATACACCTATCCCAAATATTTCTCGGATTCTTTCCATGAAATTTGCAAGCCATGTAATGTTGATCCAGACACAAAATTCTGTATTACTAATCCATCCAAATTCATCAACATATGAGATATCAGGATCATCTTCGTCTGGGATCATGATAAGTTTATAGATCTCTAATTCGTAATTCATCTTCCATCCTCCAATTCATCAGTTGAGTTAATTTAACTCGTTAATTGAGTTAACTCGAGTTAAGTTGAGTTATGCAAACCGGAGTTGACCGGTCTGATCTGCTGCTATGCTCATGTTCGGCATCCGGTCACCCTCTCGCAGATATGGGCAGTTCGCCTCTACCAACATTTTTGCCATTACCGGTGATACACTGTTTCCGATCTTCGCCGTCTGCTCACAGATCGGATAGCGCTTGCCGCATGCATCCCGGTCGATGATGTAATCTGCTGGGAATCCCTGCATCAGTTTCAATTCTTCCGGGTTCAGCATCCGCAGGAAAATATCTCTGATGATGTACTTCTCGCCGTCAATTTCGATCAGTACATTCACCAGTCCGAATCTGTCCTTTGTAGTAATAGTCCCCAGTGGCTTATCTAATGGCTGACCACATCCTGTCCCGTAATATTTGACTAGGAATGCAGATACTAGTCCAAAATGTCCCGGTGATGTAGTAATGGTATGCAATGGTTCGTCGCATCCCTGTCCGATTCCAGATTTATAGTATTTGGTGATAAATGCTGTTACCAGACCATACCTGTTACTGGTATCAATGGTCTTGACCGGTTCCGTCAGTAACTGTCCTCTGGAATCTCCTGCCCGTGTCTCCATGTGGTACTGGATCAGAAAAGCAACCGCGTCCTTGTCTCGGACTATATATGGATGCGGATTATCAATGATGTATTTCTTCACGCCATTGGCGATCCGCTTCATCGTAGCTTCCGCCAGAGGCTTCTTACGCTCAAATATGGATGTTCCAAGGTCTGACCAGTCTATGTAGTCTCCGCACTCTTTCCATTTTGGAAACTGTTCGCCGGTTTTGCTGTACGTTGGCTCCGGCCAAGAAATCGTTCTTCCATCCCGCCGGAAGATTGCGTACCATCTTTTCCTGGTTGTAGGTGCTCCGTAATCTGCTGCCACAAGTTCCCGGCTATCGAAGTCATATCCCAGAGCAATCATTGCTGCTATAAACTTACGGTAGTCCTCGCCTTGCCTTTCTGGTATTGGATGCCCATCTGCATCCAACGGCCCCCACTGCTGTATCTCTTCCACGTTCTCCATGATGATTACATCTGGCAGTAGCACTTTTGCGTGCTTGTACACCGCCCACGGTAGGATTCTTAGTCCCTTCTTTCTTGGCTGCCCACCTTTGGCTTTGCTGTGACTTGTACAATCCGGGGATGCCCACATAAGAGCCACATGCCTTTTGCCTACATACTTTTGCAGGTCAACCTTAAAAATATCCTCAGTGAGGTGCAGTGTATCTGGATGGTTTACGCTGTGCATCCGAATAGCCTGCGGATCATGGTTTACAGCAATGTCAACCTGTCTTCCAAGTGCCATCTCAATGCCGACGCTTGCCCCACCGCCTCCAGCAAAGCAGTCAATTATTATGTTATCTTTCATTTCGTAAAAGGAGACCGCATATGCTTCACTCTGGCCAGAGTCTCGGCTCCTTTCTGTTATTTCAAAAATTCATCAATGGTCATTTGACCTAACACATCGTTGCTTTGCATCCACCACAAATACACCTCTTCTCCACATGACCATTTTGTTTCCTTGCATCTTTTTCTTCTTTCTTCAAGCATTCGATCAAACGCTTTTATGTATGCCGTTCTATATTTCGGGAAATCATAAATCTCACGTTCTCTCTGGCATTTCTTTGCCAGCGGACATGCGATACATCCGATTCTTTCATATCCCCATGAATACATCTCGCATATCGGAATGTTTTCACCAGTAATAACATTCCAAATATCTTGCAACTTCCAATCAATTATTGGATTCGCAACGGTTTTTGCTTTCAAGTGGCAGCTCTCAAATAGCCTTCTGGTATCGTCATTATCTGTAATCAGCATCTTTTCGTCAGATACCCCTATGCTCATATCTGCGGTTTTTGCCAAAACTTCAAATGTGCTTCTATTTTTCCTCTTCTTGCTTTCTTCCCACCGTATACCTGTTGCTATCATACGGTTTGCGTTTCCGCCCTCTTTCAATTCCGAACAACAATACCGAACAATTCTTGTTGGCGGCATCAATTTTTGTGGAATTAGATTCCACATAGTTACTCGCTGACCATTTCCTTTATCATGGTAGTCAATGGTGCATTTTACGCCTTTTAATTCCAATCTTCTAAAGGTTTCTCTTATGTGATAGACCGTTGGCGGAGCATCCACCGTTGTATGCGAATTGTGAATCTCAAACGGAACGCCGCTTTGTTCAAATACCCACAACAATACATCTGAATCCTTTCCGCCGGAATACTCGCAAACAAGCGGTTTTCCATAATGAGTCAACGAAATTTCACTTGCAAGTTTTATTCGGTCTATTGATTTTTTAACGAAATCTTCCAACACGCCACACTACATTTATCCGTGCGGCAAATTTACAATCCGTTTTGTAGCTCCGGGAGTTATTACTGCTGACCGTTAGTCTTAAATAGGGCGATACCTATGCAAACCGAAGCGTTCCATTCTCACGTTTATCAACTTTTACAACCCCGATTCTGATTCGTGGCAACCTCGTTTCACGAGGATAAGTGTTATTCCTTTCTTTTCAAAAATTCGTCCAAGCAGTCATTATATCCTGCATTCAGTAAGAGTCTCTCGGCACTCATCGGGCCGGTTGTATTCCTATGCTTTGGCAGTTCCAGAAGAGGGCACCAATCTGGCTTTTCATATGTATCAGAATCAATTTTCCTTACTTTTTCGTATGCCTGACACGTATCTTCTTCATCGAAACCCAAATAGCCAAAATTGCATCCAAAACATGTTTCCGGCATATCCATAACCAATACTGCTTTAGCCATGACTTTTCACTCCTCTTTTGCTGCCGCAATACGGGCAATACGCAAACGGCGCATTCACCGGATCCCGATATTCCATGTCACACACACCGCAAATGGTATATGTAAATTTATAGTCCGCTCCGGCTTCCTCCAGCTCAAACAGCTTTGCCAGAGCCGTATCAATAACCTGCGTGATCCGCGGTTTCCGGCATCTGATGACCTTGGAGCCAACAACTCGGAAATGCCGATCATCAACGTATTCGGTCAATCTGTCTACTACTTTCATTTCTTCTTCCTCTTCCTCGGCTGGTACTTGTCGCACCAGCCTACATCACAATTCCGCCGCTGTCCTGTATCCAGATAATAGTTGCAGTCAACTCTGGTTTTTCCGCCCATGTCTATCCCATAGGCACATTGGCGACAGTATGAGTTACTGGTTCTCACCATCTTCTGTGTCATTTAGAGTCTCCTGCAAAATGTAATTCCATCAGATCTGCGATCATCAGGTATTCCTGTGCGTATTTGCTTTCCCCATGAGTTTCCAATACCTTTTCTCGAAATTCTTCCAGTGTTCCGTAAAAGAATCCGCATTTGGCTCCCACAGATCCGTCTTTCTGGCGGAAGAATGTAATTGTCTGCTGCTCGCTGCCAAACCCTCCGACTATTGCATAATCCAGATTTTCGGCGACACATGCATTTCCATAGACCTGTGCATTTCCAGAGATCCATGCATTCCCGTATACCTGTGCATTTTCGGATATCTGTACATTTCCAGCGACACATGCATTTCCATAGACCTGTGCATTTCCAGAGATCCATGCATTCCCGAAGACCCATGCATTCCCGAAAACCTTTGCATTTCCATAGACTTGTGCATTGCCGGAGATCTTTGCATTGCCGAAAACTTGTGCATTGCCGGAGACCCATGCATTGCCGTCATCATCAATGTTACTTTCTTTCTCTACAAATCCTCCGAGGTCTCCTTCTTTCACATTTCCAAATTCCACAAGAGCCTTGATTCTAAATAATTTCTTTCCAAAAATATTGGTCACATATTCTGCTGTAAGTTCAAATTTTTTCATTTTCTCACCCTCTCTATCAAGCAAACGGTAACTCTTCGTCAATTCCATCTGGGATGTTCATGAAACCGTTTTCATCAGTCATTGGATTAACTGCATTACTTGGATTAGCCGGAGCTTCGCTCTGCTGATTGCTGTTCTTGCTTTCACCAAACTCAATCTCTTCCACCAGAACATCTGTAGTGTAGACCTTGTTTCCGTCCTTGTTCGTATAAGAGCCGGTCTGAATCCGTCCGCAAATATTAGCTTTCATACCTTTACGGAAATATTTTTCGATAAACTCCCCGGATTTCCCAAACGCTACACAGTTGATAAAATCAGCCGTCTGGTTTCCATCACCTTTGAATCTCCTGTCTACTGCCAGAGTAAATCTCGCAACCGCAGTTGTTTTCTCTCCGTTTGAGTATCTAACGACAGGGTCTTTCACGAATCTACCTGTTAAAATTACTTTATTGATAAGTCATTCCGCCTTTCTTCTAATCGCAATTTCATATTCTGAATTTGGATATTCTTCTACCATATTGGGTAATAATTCCCTTTATCATCCGCAACCCAATAACCTGTGCTCCAAGTATCAGTTAATAGGTCGTAGACTTTTCTGCCTTTAATCATCTAATCAACCTCCAAGGTTAGGCATTACGCATTCCCATACATAATCATCATATCCAGTTTCTTTATCCTCTTTTAAGTTGCCGTTTTCGATAAGGATATATCTGCTAAATTCCATACCTCTTTCAAATGCTTCTATTTTTATATCCACATTGTATGCTTTGGATAATTCAATGTATGGTTCACTTTCTACGCCCCAAGCTGCTTTAAACTCCACAGCGATACAGGCATTTCCATCTTTTCTTTTCCAGACATTTATTTCGTTTGTCTCAACAAAGTTTCTGCGGGTACCTTTTATATGTGCAGTCCTTTTAACATATATAGTTCCATCTTCTCTGTCTATCTCAATGGCTTCTTTGTCAAGTTCTTCTCGCATACCATCTTCTCTAATGGTAACTACTTTCCAAACTTGAAGATTGTCAGCCAGAAGATTAAATACATCTTCCTGCTTTCCTCTGATTTTTAACATTCCCTCGCACCAGTTCGGCATATCAATTCTCCTTTCTAAAATGGACACTCACTAGGATTTTTCAAATCCCAACTTTTCCCTGCAACCGCAACATCTACATTCGCCCCATAAGCAACTTTTTTCATCTTCTCGATAAAACTATCACTATCAGCATTTTCGCTCGATAAATGGCACATAATAACGTTCTGCAACTGATCTGACGCATTGGCTTTCACAAAGTCGCAAGCTGTATCAATGCTCATGTGTCCCCGGACAACATGATTTTTCTTTGCATCGTCGCCGGATAATAATTCCTGGTCATAATTGACACCCAGTAGAATGTGATTCACATTTTTGAACCGCCACTTAATCAGTTCTGTGTCAGTTGCATAAATCATTGTCCCAATCTCTGGGTGCTGAATCCAAAAACCGTAACATGGGCATTCAGAACCATCACCGTTTGTATGCATCCATTTGCCATTCAAATCAGTTAAATCAAATGCTCTGATTTTCCATCTGCCTTTGAATTTTGCACCGATACCATCTCTATACGGAGCAAATACAGGCATTCCCATTGTTTCTAATTCTTTCAGTGATTTGCTATGGTCTCCTAACCATGCTCATGAGTTACAACACAACCGGAAATGTCCCTCACATTCCATCCGCACATTCTCTTAATATCCTTAATTGGCATTCCTGCATCAAGCAGAAGTGTTTCCGTATCAGTTCTAAGTGCATATGAGTTTCCAGAGCTTCCAGTTCCGCAGCATAACAGTTTGAGCATTACATCACCTCGCTTTCCTTCCTGATAGCTTTGTGAAAAGCACCATTACCAAGCCACTTCAAAACAGTTGCAAGTTGAGTATGCTTAATCACTTCAATATGCTTTGTGTTGTGATACCACATAACCCATTCCTGTTTCAGCAATTCTTCAATGCTTGTTATTGGTTCGCCTTCCTGAACCATCCTGCGAAATTACTCTCATCTTATCCCTCCTGCATGAACTCCGGCATTGCCTGCTGCCCGTCCGGTTCGGTCACTGTTCCAGCAGTTTCTTCCGGTTCAAAATCCATAGAATTTGCATTCTCCTCGATCTCCGCCTTCGATGCCTGGTACACCTCGTCCATTTCAAGCTGCGCCTGCCGGGCCATCGGGTCGTAATTCTTCGGAAATTTTCTGATTGCATTGTTACGCATCTTGCGCTGAATCATACTTTCAGGTGTGTCCAGCCACGCACCGCTGATAAACGGTCTGGCAAGCTCGCATTTCAACATTTCATCCACGGTCTTGCAAGCTCTCATAGCATCCAGAACCTCCGTTTTCTTCGCCTTGATTTCCTCTTTCTGCTTTTCCGTTGCCTTGAATCTGTCAGCGCAAATGCCAAATGTGGCGTTCATCATATTCTGCTTTACATGAGCCAGAAGATTTACCTTTACCCCATCACGCTCTGCAATCAGGTATGTTACGGTTCCGTCTGTCAACTTTACCGGATATACTACCCGAACCACTTTGTCTGACAGGCCCTTCTCCTCCCACTCCGGAGGGGCAACTTCCAATCCACGATGTTTCGGTGACACATATACATCACCTTCCTTAACAGCCCAGAACGGGTATACCTGCTTTACGTTTTTACCGAAATTGGAAAGTAACGCATCATATCCATCACCCTCAATACCCATTTCAACGACTTTCATCCAGTCGTTCCCAACTTTCACACTTCTAAGCTGGAAGAAACACTCTCGCGGATTGGAACCAGCGTTCAGTTTAAGGCTGGCGCAGTTTTCAACAATCTGCCGCAGATTGCTCTTGTCAATATTGTTAATATCCGTTTTACTGTCATTTTTTACAAGTGTGTAAATACTGGTCATCGCTTCCATAGCGCATTTTTTTGCATAATCATCAAATTGCACTCCACAAGTCTCGTAATCCCTTGCGATCAAGCCTGTAATTTCATTTGACCATACGCTTAAAGAGGTCGTAAATGCTTTCTTTTCTGCTACCTGTGTATTTGCCATAATCACTTATTCCTCCAATAATTCTTTTACATATAAATCCATCGAGTGGCACAACTTAATGCAATTTCCCAGATCTAACCAGTTCTGACCTTTGCTTTCAGAATTACTTTTTGTTCTGTTTCCGCCATTTATTTTTCCTCTGATTCAAAGATTGCAGAAGAAAAGATACAAAACGGGCGAACACCGTTGCCGCCGAGGCAATTGCTGTTGTAGATACGGCCAGTCGGAGCAACAACGGTAACACTGTTTTTGAAATCATTGCAAGGTGTACTCCACGGAGAAATCAACCAGAACCAATCACCTGTATTTGGAATCAGCCTTCTGTATTTCCGGTACTCATCCACTGTCAAAAGTGACACTTTATCATCACAGGTTCCGTACTCCGTCTGGCCGTCCAAAGAAAGAAGATTTCTTTCAAATCCTATCAGATTACCTGCTCCGATTTCTGATTCAATCTTTTTCAAAAATTCTTCATTCAAATACTTCCGAAGATTGCTGGTTCTCCAGTCATTGTTTTCAGAGCTGAATTTCATTTCACCTATAGAATCAGACAGGCAAACATGACCGTCAGTTGTGATATCAATAATCTTCCAATTAACTCCTGCCAGTTCAAATGTTTCACCAATAGTAAGAAATTTAGAAAATTTCTTGTTGCATTCTACTTTCTGGCCGCTTCTCAGCTCTTCCATTTCTTTTTTTAACACATCAATCTGTTCCTGCAATGCTTTCATTGTTAATCCCATTTTCATTCTCCCTTCGATACAAAGATATTAGATTTTAAGACACAAAACGGGCGAACACCGAGGTCGATGACGCAATTGTCGTAGTTGATACCGCCGGACGGAGCAACAACGGTAATTGAATATTTCCGTCCTCTATCTTCTGTGCTCCAAGGTGTGCATGTCCACCACAAAGCCTTAAGGTTTTTATTAACCAGTAAATCGTTATACTGTCGTGCTTCATCAAATGTTATAGGCCTGACTTTGCATCTATCTCTTCCTAATTCGTCCTGCATATCTACACTTGTCAGATCAACCTCATGCTCAATAAGGTTTTTTGATCCGACTTCCTTCTCAATAACCGGCTGGATCAGATTTTCGATAACCTTTTTCAGATTTGACTCTTTATAGTTTCTCGAATCATCATCAAATTTCACATTTTCAGCCATGAATCCTTTGGAAATTACTGCCGTTTCCTCTCTGTACTGCGTCAGTACAATAAAATCATGCTCTCCAATTTTGAATACATCTCCCGGATTCAAAGTTGAAAGCTGCACTTTCGACTGTTTTTCCTCTTCTTCCAGCTTCTTAACCAGTTATCTTGCCATATCCAATGCTTTACTCATTTTTACTCCTCACTTTCTTCGATTTCAAAATCATTGCCACTGTAATCAACGTCCTCAAGCTCATAATCATCTAAAACAAAATCAAGATAGTCTGTATATCCATCATTTTTCAGCTTGTTTAAAGCATCTTCTTTCGAATCAGCTTCAATGGTTCCCTCTCTGTGACCGTAGCGCAAATGCCCTACTGCATAATTTGCGTCCTGTCTGACTTTAAATTTTGCCATTTTATTTTTCCTCGCTTTCCAAAACTGCATCATAAATTTTTTCCAGGCGTTCTAATTCTTTTTCCTTTTTTTGAATCTCAAGTTTCAACCTTTTCATAAAAATTATTTTTGCAAGTTCAAAATCCGGCTTTTCCAAAATAACCGTACTTCCATTCAGTACTTCCCCTATCTCTTCTTTTCTTACAGAGTATACATAATTCGGAAAAAACTTCTCATTCAACGGTACGTATGTTTTTGGTCTTTCTTTTGCTTCGCATTTCCGAATTTTAATCCCAGTTCCGTTCAGAAATGCATACGTCCTGTCCAATTCATAAAAATATAGCGTCATTCTTTCTCACTCCACTTTTAATTCTTTTCCATCATTTACGATCAGCATAATCAGCTGTCCGTCCACCATATCAATAACCTTCTTCTGATTTTCAGAGTCTAACGACTCGCAATCGTCCAACCAAATAGGAACTGAAATGCCCTCGATTTTCTGGATACTCCGGCAAATATCCAGTTTCCCGAGAATCCGGTTTCCCTTATTGCTGATGGTGGTCAGAATTGACTTTCCATCAATCTGTGGAATACATACAGATTTATAATTGCCGTTCTTTGCATTCTCGAACAACTTCCATTTAACCAGTCCAAAATGGCTGTTGACTTCATCAGAAATCAGCTCGTTTTTCTTCTTTTCCAGTTCTGCCAGAAGGTCAAGTATATGCTCTGCATCCGTCTTTTTCTGCCCCAGGTCAAGCTTTCTTGCTTTCAGTTCTTCCAGTCGTTCTTCTTCTGCGGAAGTATCCGACTGTGCAATTTTCTGTTCGCAGGCTCTCAGCTGTTCGTTTAGCTCCGATTCTTCCTGTTTAAGCTGTCCTTTCAGATCAGAAGCGTTTCCAAACTGTTCCAGGTACTTTTCCTTTTCAGCAATCTGGTCCTGAATTTTCTTATATTCTTCATTACCGGAAATATCCGCAGCAACCGGAATTTTTGCTTCTTTTTCTTTGAGAAGTCGAATCTCTTCTTCGATATTTCTGATATCTTCAGTTGTCTCTTTCAAAGAATCATTCAGTTTCTCGACTTCTTGTTCATCTTCTTCAATCGTCTTTTTCAGCGACATTCCTTTATCGGTAATCCGTTTTAACTCAGCTTCTTTTCTGACAGCAAACTCTGACCGGAGCTGTTCTTTCTTGTCATCTGGATATTCCTGCCCGCAGTAGACGCACACGGTACTGTTTTCGTCAAATACTCTTGCTTTCTCCTGCTTCCAAAGTTCAGCCATTTTCTGCTTATCTTCGGTCAATCTCTTAATTGAATCTGTCAATATTTCTACTTTCCGGCTGTAATTGTCAGACTCAATTTCTAATCTCCGCTTTTCGGCTGTTTTTTCTGCAATCTCGCTCCTGATTTCCCTGACTTTTTCAGAAAGAGCATTATTCGCCTGATTCTGCATATCTGACAGTTTGAATTTCAGCTCCATAATTCCGTCAGTCGCAGCTTCATAATCTTTCAAAATGTTCTGACTATCAGCCTGTTTTTTCAGATTCTCTGCAATCTGTTCTTTCAGTGTATTTCTCTGCAATTCCAGATCAGATACATCCATGTCGGATTTTAACTTGATGTCTCGTTCTTTCTCCTTAATCTGTCCGTCCAGAACCGGAAGCTCTTTCTCAATATCCGATTTCTTTTTCTTATTCATGGCAGATAACTCCTCAACTGAATAATCTTTCAGCTTTTCTGCCAGTCCATGAAGGCTTTCGTTCTCCATGCAAACATACATATCTGAAAAAGATTCTGAAAGCGAAAACAAATATGCTCTCATTTCATCTGATTTTTTTACTAAAAAAGCTTCCGGATTCGAGCAGCTTTTCAAAAGTCCCATATCAATTCCAAGATATGATTCAAATTCAGCCTTTTTCTTTGGAACATCATTGATAAAATATTTATTATCATCTTTGTAGGATGCTCCGTCCTTGCTGATCGTCCGGTGCTGTACCTTACGCATGGAAACTTCTTTCCCATCCAGATCGAATATCAGTGTTACTTCTACATCAGAATCCATTACCGGAGATCCTGTAACTTCCCTACGAACTGTCGGACTGCTTTTCAGATTGTAGTCACAATCAAATAAGCACCATGTGTATGCTGTTGCAATACTCGACTTTCCAGCACCATTTTTTCCGGAAATTTTAGTAATATCTGAAAAATCAATTTCAGCTTCCGGATACGCCATGAAGTTGCGAAGAACCATTTTTATAAGCTTCATATTCCCTCTCCTTTTCAGCTTTTATCTCATTTGCTGTTGTGATTGCTAATTCCGTTCCAAGAATCCTCAATTCCAGTTCTACATCGACATGCTTATCTGCTGCCAGTAAATCAACAAGAACATCAACTCTTGTTTCGATGTCAAGAAGTCTGTCGTATGTGTCTTTTCTGATGCAGACATATTCGTCTTCTCTAAGCTCGGCTTCCTTCATTTTTCGTCCTCCGCATACTCAACCTTCCCGTCATTGATTTCAACGGTTTTTCCACTCTTTTCAAATCTTTCTACGCATTCCTGCACTGTCATTTCCTTTTTCATCTTATTCTCCTTAATCTTCTGAATTTATCCACGGATCGAATGATTCCGCTCTCTTTATGGATCACTTTTAAGTAAAATTCTGTTTCTCCTGCTAGCATCCAATTATTTGGATTCAACCTGGACGCTGCCACAGCTTCTTTTTGCTCTCTTGTGAGGCGTTTCGGCTGCTTCATCTTTTCTTTCTCCATGAAACATACCAGGTATATGCCACGATTGCTGTAACTTCCGCAATAATGCAGGCCATAAATCCTACCCAAAATTCTGGAATATAAATTGTCATGGTCTATTCCTCCTATTTCCCGTGCAGTCTTTCCAGTTCCGCTGCACGTTTCAAAATCTCATCAGCATAGTTGCTAAGCTTTTCATCCTCATACGCTCCGATTCCGTAATTATCGGAATATCCTGCGTTATAGAACATCAATGCCGGTGCCGCTTCACCATATTTGTGAAGCAGTTCTTCCAGAATAGTTACTCCCACATAAATGTTGTCGTATGGATCTGTCATATCACGGTCGCCTATCAACTCTTTGTGGATCTCTTTATTCACCTGCATGAGTCCTACACAGTTACCGTTTACCGCCTCCGGATCCCAGCTGGATTCCTTTTCAATCATTGCCTCCACCAGCTCAGGCAAAATATCTTTGTCCTCGCAGAGTCTTTCAATGTACTCCTGCCAGTCTCCCTGATGATCGCTACCGGCATTCGCAATCAAGGCAAAACCGGCAAACAACAATATTACGATTACCACCGCCGTTATCATCCTTTTCATACCGCCTCCGCCTGTTTCATAAATTTGTTGATAAAATACTGCTGACCTTTTCCTGTAACTTTTGGAGTTTTGCTTATCACGTTCAGCCCATCTCCATTGAGATGTGTGCTTTCCTTGATCTCGAAAAGTCCCATCTCCATGCTCCTCTGAGTCGGCATATTGTAATCAGACCCTTTTCTCAGGATCAGATACCCATTAGCTCTCATCCACTCGAACAACCTCTTCTGCCCGATCTGGCAACCATTCTGGCAGATTAGTTTTGCAAGGTCTCCAATCAGTATGGAGGTCTTACTGGCGGACACCGCATCAGCAAATATCTCTTTCGGTTTCATCCGCTCACAGTCCTCGATCAGCTTTGTGTTATGCTCCTTCAGGCTATCAATAGTTCGGTTCGCAATCTTCAATGCCCTTGCCATCACCTGCTCCGGTGTGTTCCAAGCTTTTTCCAGATCAAGCAAATACTGTCTGCACTGCTTACCTTTCTCTGTCCGGCTCATAAGGCATAAGTGCTTTGCCATATCAACTGTCAGATTGTAGTCCTGCAATTCTCTAACCTGTATTCCACCATTGTTCTGAACCTCCGTACCTTTAAGTACGCTGGTAAAATCTTCTCCCTCAACAAATCCCTGTGAATTTGTCTCAAACCAAGCAGAAAATCTTTTGCTGATTTCCAACTGCTCATGCAGTTCTCTCGCCGATACGGTTTGCGTATCAAAATTTACGTTCAATAACTCATTCATTTCCATTCACCTTCTTTCATGGTATAATTTCCTTATCTTTTATAAGGAGGTCACATCATATGACTTTAGGTCTAAAAATCAAATGTTCCTGCTACTGTTCCTACACAATTAGCAACACACTGTCCTTGGATAAGATTTCGTGTCCTAACTGTGGGAAAATCCCGTCTTTCTCTGACAAAGTTGTTGATTTGATGAAAACCGCTTCTCAAATACCTGATTCTGAAAAAGACAACAATGGGGACGAAATTTTTATTTGTTTCGAGGACACGAACATTTGGTAATTACATGTTTCATGTACTCCATGAAGCCGATGGCTTCTGCTGTTGAGATGTCGCTATCTTTGATTACTTCCAGCACCTTTTTCTCCAAATCAGAGATAGCACTTCTCGAAGTCATGTATTTTGCCATGAACTGTGACCCTTCACAGGTACTGCATAAATCTTTTGAAAGATTTTCAAAATAGCTCTTCTGGATTTCTTCCATATGATTTGCCATTCACTTCTCCTTTCTTCATCTCTTATGGCATTTAATCGGTGTTACCTTATGGCTGCGATACGGTCTCTGCGGGACTACTTTAGTGTTTGCTTCCATCCTTTTGTTTTTCAAAATATTCTGTTCTTCAACAAATGCCTTGTACTTCTCGCACTCATCATGGTAGCTTCCGCATCCTTTCCGTTCGCAGTTCAGACATGGTGCATTACGCATCTGACCACCTACTCTTTCTTGTCGAGCTTATCTTTCTGCTTTTGTTCTGCCATGCTCTCAACTTTTCCAAGAATGTAACCCTTGTCAAAATCTGACATCTTCGGAATTGCTTCTTTCAGCTTCTCGACTACCTGTTTTTCTCTTTCACTCATTCAATTCACTTCCTTCCTGTGATATAATGTTTTCAAAAAACGTTGGAGGCTATTATGAAATACGTGCCAAACCACCCAAATACGGATGACTTGTTTCCACATTACAAAATCCCTGATATCGAATTCCCTAAGCACGAAGGCGAAAAATCGTTATACGAGCTTATAGAAAGTCAATCTGCTTATCTCGAAAAGACAAGCAAGGAACTTCACGACATGGCTGAGTCTGCCAAGTCTCAAGCCGAATCAGCTAAAGAGATTGCAGAAAGCTCTAAAGTTCAAGCTAATACTGCCTTGAAAACATCAAGTAAAGCTGATATTAAAGGCTGGATTTCTGTAATTGTAGCCATTGCCTGCGCTTTTATGGAATTTGCTGTTCACCATTCAGAAATCATTGAGTTCGTCAAAACTTTGGTAAAATAAAATGGCAGAATATCTGAAGCAGCAAAGTAAATATTGAAATCACTAATGCAACATCTGAAATACTTGGTTTTTTCATCATTTCATCCCCTTTCTTTGTTGACTGTAAAACAATTATAAGTCGCAATAAAACAATTGTCAAGATATTTTTGTTGATTTTTTCAACATTTTATGTTACTATAATTTTGCAGAAAGGAGGATGAATAAATGCATGAGAGAATAAAAGAAATTCGCAATGCTCTCGGATTGACTCAGCAGGAATTTGCTGACGCTGTGAAAGTAAAAAGAAATACAGTTGCCACATACGAAATGGGCAGAAGCATTCCCAGTGATGCAGCAGTTGCATTGATTTGCAAACAATTTGAAGTTAATGAAAATTGGCTACGAACTGGTGAAGGGGAAATGTTCGTTAAGAAAAGCAAAGATGAACAGATCGGTGACTTGATCGGAGAAGTCTTAAAAACTGATGAAGATAGCTTCAAACGTAGGCTTGTATCCGCATTATCAAAACTGGACGAATCCGAGTGGGGAGTGCTTGAAAAGCTGATCGACTCAATAGCCGAGAAGAACAAGTAAAAAGAAAGACAAGGGACATGCGCAATCCCTTGTCTTTTCTCTATTCTAACAATTTTTTCAAAAGTGCATATACTGCTTTTAGCCAATCAATATTGTCAATTTTCTTCACCATCTCAATAATCCGTTCCCTGTAGACTTCTTTTTCATTCACAAATACCCCTCCAATCGAAAAAATCCGCAACCATGTATCAATGCCCAAACTGTAGAACATATGTTTTGTTTTGCCAATATATCGGATTTTGTCGAATTATGTAGGATTTTGTAAAAACGAAAATATTGACACTTCCTCTGTCGGAAAGTAAGCTATTCGTATGAGGGAACACCATGCGGATTAGTGCTCCCCCAGCCAGAAGTTGATGTCTTCTTTTGAAGACATTGCCATTTTATCATTCAAATAAGGAGAGTAAAAGGTCATGAAAAAAGAAAACTTGTATGAATTATCAGAATATTTTACCAGAGATAATGCCGTCTTAACAGCAAATTTACGTCACAATTTGGATGTTTGCTTAAAGTATTCAGACATTACCATTCATGAGCTGGCTGAATCCGCTGGTATTTCATTTGACACGCTTAAAAATCTGTTGTACCAGAACTCAAAAGATTGCAAGCTATCCACTGCTGCCCTCTTAGCAAAAGCTATCGGTGTAACTCTCGATGAGCTGATCGGTCTGGATACTTTTTCAGAAGAAAATATGGATTGCATATCCATGTTCCGTGAAATGCCTGAGCACTACCAGTATTTTATCCGTTGGTTTATCCATCGTCAATATGAGCTTTCCAATGGCGGTTTCAGGCAAGGACGCAAGACTGTCCCTGTCATGAATCTGGAAGAGCACCCGGACGGCACGCTACATATTTCCAGTGATTTTGAATCCATTGATATCACCGATATTCCGCAAAATATCAAACCGCAAATTTTTATGGGTATAAAAACCTCCGTGGATCACTATATGCCTCACTACACTCCATATGACATTCTTCTGATCGCAAACGACCGGTATCCAAAACCATCCGAAGACAGTGTTATCATTTATGGTGATAACGTTTTCATTGTCAGACGGCATTCATGTGGCAACGGTCACTACGAATATCTGAGCATCCGGGATAGCAGATTCAGGTGCTCCGAATCTGACATTGATAATGTAATCGGTTATGTTGCATTAGTAATCGACCAATAACTTCTTGATATAAAGAAGAAAAAATGTTATAATATAAGAAAATTTAACCGAATCCGCCAGCTCCGCCCGGCTTGCCGTTGAGGGGAGAACGGGGCGCAAAGGATAGGACGAACCGAGCAAGGACGGCAAACATTTTGAGAATCACGCTCACTGGACATGGTAGAGATACTGTGTCTGGTGGGCGTTTTTTGTTTGTCTGAAAACGAACAATAAATATCACAGGAGGATGGTATATGTTAGTTGAGATCTCAAAAATCCAGAAAGAAGAAGTCGCGACAGTAACGAGTCTTGATGTGGCAGAAACGTTCGGAAAGGAACATCGTAGGGTTTTGCAGGACATACGTGAGCTGAAATGCAGTGAGGATTTTCGATTGCACAATTTCGTGCAGTCGAAATATGCGAATGAACAAGGGCATAATCAATCAATGTTTATTATGACCAGAGACGGCTTTACGTTATTGGCAATGGGGTATACCGGTGAAAAGGCTATGCAGTTCAAAGAAGCATATATTCGCCAGTTTAACGCAATGGAAAAAGCTCTTATCGGAAAAATCCGAGAAAGAGAAAAAGGCATTGCAGTCCGGCAGGCTCTTACCAATACTTTGAAACAATCAGAAGAAAATGATCGGATGCATGGTCATGCCTACTCCACATATACAAATGTAATCTACAAAGCCGTATTTGGTAAAAATGCAAAACAGCTCCAGGAAGAGTATGGAGTAGACGATAAAGCAAATTTGAGAGACTTTTTCAGCGAAGAGGATTTAAGAATAGTTCAGTCAAAAGAAATGCTTGTCAGCGGACTCATCGGGTGTGGTTGGGGATATGACCAAATTAAGAAATTCTTGAATGAAAACAATGCCTTGTTACAGGCCGTATAAAACACATGTAAGCAGTCAGTGGTTTATGGAGGTTCGATTCCTCCGGCTGCTTTTACAACTGGCTAGTGATTGCAACACGAAAAGCGGAAATCCTACACCGCCTGCCAGTTGTTTTTCATAAATGTAGGAGTCTATTTGTAGGAGGTAGAACATGGCAAAAGTAGTAGTAAAACTGACACAGAATTTCACGACAATTCCAAATGAAATTCTCAAAAATAAGGAAATATCGTTATCTGCTAAAGGATTACTCATAACGATGTTGAGTCTTCCGGATAACTGGAATTATACAGTGGAAGGACTTACAAAAATTGTCAAAGAAGGAAAAGACAAAGTTAGAAGTTCTTTGACAGAGCTTATAAACAGTGGATATGTTACCAGAGAGCGGGAAAGAAATAAAAACGGTACACTTGGTGGAACGGTTTATACCGTCTATCAAAAGCCTGTAGAGCCTAAGTCGGATTCACCTAAGTTGGAATATCCAACACAGGATGAACCAATGTTGGATATGCCCGCACAATTAAATACTAACATACAAAATACTAAAAAAGAAAATAAACAAGAAAATAAAAGTATGGGAGTATGCTCTTTTTCTGCGGAAAAAGAGGTCTCTCCCACATCTGAAGGTGGTACGTTATCTCCTACGGTCACAAAAGCTATTGACGAGGCAATGACGGAAGAAGGAGAATCTCCAGATAGCGGCTATAGAGCCGAGTTGAAGGACATAGCTGAATACTTTGTAAGCGAATATGCCAGAACGCAAGGCAAGCCGCATAAGCCACTCACACGACCGGCTATTAGCAATATCGTATACAACTACCTGCATCAGGATGAGGACGAATATGGAATCATGGATGATGTGTGGACGCTAGACCAGTATATTCCGCTAATTGATATGTACATGCAAACGAACTACCGGGATGGCATAGAAAAGAGCCTGTCCCACTTTATGTCCGGCTATATCCGCCGGAATTTAAAAGCGAAATTGATAGAATAGTGAGGTATGATTGATTATGGGGAAATCATTGGATTTTGTGAAGAAAGAAGTGGACTTGAAGAAAAACTGCTTTGAGTTTGGCACAGACAAGGTGCTTGACTATTTATTTTACAAGGAAAAATGCGGTGAAAATTTATGGAGTCTTGAATTTACTCGACCAGATACAAGAGAAAAGTTTGAAGTGAAGATAAAGTATGATCCGGAAACAGATTTTGACGGATGGTGTGGAGACAGGTGTATTTGCGATGGGACATTCTCACATTATCTTGAATTGGCTAAGAGAAATTTAATCTGCATAGGAAAATATGAATTGGAAAGGAAAAGTGGGTTTGCGAAGAACAGGCCGGCTGAAGGTGAAGCCGTGTATGTTGTTGGTAATTTTATCTGGACATCAGAAGACAGTGAAGAATTTGGAACACCGGAAAAACCGTGGATGAATAGCAGATTCGTATCATATTTGCCGCTTAAATGTGAAATCCAGTAAGGATATAAGCCGGATACCGCAAGAGGTATCCGCTAACCAGAAAAAGATACTGGCAGACTGCCCGATGGTACTTCTGCCAAGAACGGAGGTGCCTACATGGCAATAAGAACTATGCGATCAGGCGGAGGAATGTCATCGTTTTTGAACGTAAATGGAGTAGACTTCCCGTGTCCAAGGGTTGGATTTTCGTATATCATCAGCACAACGGTAAATGCCGGACGAAACGCAAATAACGCAGTTATTGGACAGCGAGTAGGAAGAGACATTTTTAAACTGAACAATCTGGAATGGGCAATGCTGGATGCAGAAACATGGCAAAGAATGTTAAAGGCAGTAGAACCATTTTATGTGCCGGTAACTTTTGAGGACTACCGGACAGGAAAACCGATCACCGTTACAATGTATCCTGGAGACAGGACCGGTGTTCCATTATTTGCAGACCAAGATTCTCACATTGTTACAAAGTACGAGAATTGTAAATTTAATCTTATTGATGCAGGCCTGGAGTGATTAACATGCAAAATGTAAGTAAAGAATACAAAGACGCAATGAAGAAGCCATTCAGGAACCGAGGGTATATATCTGCCAGAATTGGAATTGTCAGTTCAATTGCTACAGAAAATATAATTGCGGATGATAGCAATAATGATTTTGCTTATTTTGCAAACAATACCGCTCCTTTCAAGGACAATACCGCAAAGAAAATATATGCAACTATGGAGCAAGATTTTTCTAAAGTTAATGGGACAATGTATTTTTTGCCGGAAGAATATTCTGATTATGATTTTTATAACAACGGAATGGTAACTTCTGGACTTTTGGAATCAATATATATCTCTTTTGTTGGAAACTTTGCTGATATTAAAGGACTCACTATTAACTTTGGAGAATATTACCCAACATCTTTTACAATCAAGTCAGATAATGGAACGAAGACCTATGAAAACTCAGGAAACGTATTTGTTACTGAGGACACATTCGATGCGGTGACGTTCCTGCGGATAACACCGCTGGCCATGGTTAATGGGCAGGGACGAATGCGGATTTTACAGTTTACCTGCGGAATTTCCAATACTTTCTCAAATAACGAGGTCAAATCTTTTTCTTATAAAGATTTTGTATCTCCTATTTGTGAATCTGTACCAAGCCAAGACATGACCATTGTTGTGGATAACCAGAACCTATATTACAGTCCTGAAAATTCTGAATCAGCTATTGCATATCTCGAACAAGGGCAGGAAATGAAAGTCACGTTTGGATACGATGTAACTGGAAAAGGTGATATTGAATGGGTTCCAGAAATTACTACATACCTTAAGTCATGGAGCGCAAACGATGTACAAGCAGAATTTACCATGGTTGATGTGTTTTACTGGAAGTTAAATACCATGTATTACAATGGTTTATATCGGAACAGCGGAATATCTTTATATGACTTGGCTGTCGATGTTTTCACAGATGCCGGAATGAAGGATGAGGAATACTATATAGACGAATATTTGAAAAGCGTAATCGTATGCAATCCTGTTCCGGCAGTAAAGCATTCTGAAGCATTACAGATTATATCTAATGCCGGACGTTGTGTTTTAAGCGTGGATCGGAAAGGGCGAATTAACATCAAATCATCTTTTGTCCCTGATATGACAGCAGAAACGAACGGAGAAACCGAGTTTAGCAGGTCTCAAAACATACTTAGTTACAGTCAAAAAGAAGCATATGCAATGGGAAGTAACGATTTTTCTTCTGTGAACGGGACTTTAAAATTTCTACCAGAAAATGGCGAATACATCGAAAATATAGGATATGTAAGCAGCGAATTGGCTAATGAGAACGGAGATTTCCAAAATAATCCGAAAATAACAATCACATTAGAATCAGGATATATCTGCTACGGAATGATGATTTATTTTAGGAATGTTGCTCCGGCAGAATACTCAGTAAAAACTTCTTACTTGGGAACAACTGTATTAGAATACACCGTGTCAAATCCAGAATTACAGCAAGGATATCTTGGGCAATTAGACCGATTCGACAAAGTAGAAATTGAGTTTACGAAAGGGCATCCAAATGCCAGAGTAACGATAGACAATATTATATTTGGAGATTCAACGGATTACGTTTTATCCAGAGACTTTAATCTTTCTACTTCTCCAAGAGAAACACGGCAAGAAAGAATAAAATCTATATCCGTAGAAAGAACGCTTTATAAAGAAAATCTAGAAGCCATAAAAGAGCTTTCATCGGAAGAGGTGCTTTTAGAATCAGCAACACAGGAGTATACAGTATATCTTGCAAAAGCTTCTTACGGATTCTCAGTATCCACGGAATCTGCTAATACAACAGTGTCAATCATTGATAGCAGCAGCTATTTTGTAAAAGTAAATATTGTCGGAAACGTAGGAGAAAAAGTGAGGATTTCTGTAAGTGGGCAAGAATATTTACAAGATACGCAAACATATTCAAAAATTCACAATCAGACAGGAACCGAAAAAACATGGAAAAATCCTCTGGTAAGCTCATTAGAAATGGCTGTGGACATTGAAAAATGGTTGTCTACATACTATTTGGGTGATGTGGAATATGAAATATCATGGAACGGAGATCCGAGGACTGATGCAAACGATCTTTTCTTTTTAGAGCTAAAAAACAGAGAAAATACAATGGTGCGTGCTTATCAGAACGAATTAAAGTTTACTGGTACATGGAGCGGATCATTAAAAGCAAGGAAGGCGGTGTTGTAATATGGCGTGGATCCAACCAAAAACGAACTGGACGGTCAGTGACAGATTTAATATATCTGATTACAACCGCATAAAAGGAAACCTGGATTTTCTGAAAGATAAAGCGGAAACTCTTTATATGTCTTTTGACACACAAGACATGGGCCCAGAAAAAACCTATGTAGATTATATCTACGCAAGCGAAATAAACAAATTTGAAGAAAATCTTGAGAAAATAAATCAAAATATTTTTACTCAAGATTTTGGTGACAGACAGACATTCGTACCAAATGGTGTATTTATTACATACGATGAACTGAATAGAATCGAGTCAGCAATACTAAACATGTACAATTTATTAGACAGACAAAAAGCCGGACTTATAAGATTGGCTTTTAGATTTGGAAATATGAAAGGAGTTCAAGTATAATGGCATTAAAAACAAATTTTACAGATGATATTTTAGCAGAATCTATGAACGGAAAACGGCAGTATAATGTTACCGAAAACAGCAACGGAACAAAATCTCTGGAAGATGCTACTGATTATCAATCTGTTGGAAGCACTTTCTCTGCAAAGGACATGAATGAAACCAATGCTGCTGTTAATCAGGCATACGATGACATGGGGGATGAATTTAATCCAGAAGTTGATTATGCTGTTGGCGATTATACTATTCGCAATAACAAAGTATGGAAATTCACCACTGCCCACCCAGCCGGTGCATGGGATGAAAGCCACGTAAAGGCAACTAAAATTCTTTCAGAAGCTCGTGAACTAACTGAGAAGATGGATGCAGATAAAATCATAATTGGTACATCCTTAATAAATTTTAACAGTGGCATTGGATATCTTCCATATAATCATTACCCCGAATATGAGAAAGAACCTATATGTATTGCTATGATGGTTGGAAAACAGCGATACGGGATGACTGTTGTACCATCAAATTATAAAGATGGGAGAATAGAATTATACACAAACGCAGCGATTAACGGGAACCTCTATGTAAGTTATTTTATCGGATTAAGGAAATAATTATTTGAGAAAATTTATTTTTTCAAACCTAGAATATAGGATACATATGTTTTTACATTAGCTGTGGAGCTAGTGTAAAAATTGATTATTCCATTTGCAGCATTTACTCCAAGCTGAGTATGATATCCAGATGGATAAGCAGCATCAGCCATAAAATTTGCTGTACATATTGCTTTTGAGTATCCTTTACCATCATAGGTCACAGTACCTACTCCATTAACAAAGGTTACAAGAACTGCATTCATAATGATCTTATCTACTTCCAACTTCTCAGTTAGTTCACCAACTAGGGCGGCGCAAACCGCCCTATGGAACTATATTGAGCAACGAAACAAGTAAAAAAATAAAGGGCAGAGAAATCTGCCCCTTAAATTGTCACTTTCCAACAAATATAATTTTATCGCTCTGCCAAAAGTTAATATCGTATTCAAGCTCAACGCTCTCGGCATCTTCTGGAACTTCAAAATATACAGATCCTTCTGATTCTCTCCCAGAGGACAGTTTTCCATCAAGTCCATTATCATCAACAATCCATGTTTGATCTACTTTTGAATTGTCTGCATAACATTCCCAATCAATCATAGTTGAAATTGCTTGGTCTGTATCCGAAATATTTTCAAACTTAAATGTAAACTGAAAGTATACATATCCATCTTTTGGCTGCAAAAATTCATTTCCGTTTGTATACTCCCCTGCGGACTCATAAGTAATTCTAAAATTATCTGTTTCAACTACATCGCCAACATTAAAAGTATTGTCAATTGATTGCGTACCAATTTCTGATAATTCAGATCCCACTTCTCCAACTTTTTCAGGATTTTTGTCTTTACTCATTGAAGAAGCAAATGTATCAATAAAAATAAGTGCAAATGCAACTATTAAAATTACTCCTAAACATCCTATACCTCCCTGCTTGCGCTTGCAATTAGGGCACACCTTTGCTTTTTTGGAGATTTCTGTCTGGCAATACTTACATACTTTGGTTTCGTTGTTTTCTTTCATTAACTTTTCCTCCAATAAAAATATATCCAGATTATACCACGAAAAATGACAAAATAAAAGAGGCGGCAGGTTTTACCCCCACCGCCTTAGTTTTACGTGAAACTGAAGCCATTCCTTGATTCTCTTTCGTTGATTGCTTTTACAAGCTCTCTACCGTCCACCGTGAAAGATGCATCTTTTTCAGCAATCTCTCTATTACTGTCCGCAATATCTGACAGATACGGAGCAAGGATCTCTGAAACTGCTGCTTTTACTCCTTCGCGGATTCCTGCAACAATCTGCTCATTGTTTGCAACCGCTGTTTTTCCGTTAGAAAACTGACCAACCATTTCATTATGGTTCGCAAAAAACAGACCGTCCTCAGGGAATCCACCAACTTCATATTTTGGAATGTTGATTTTTGAGATTGTAGCAACATTCACATGAGAAAGTTTTGAAACACCAAGCTCACCAGCAACAGAATTATAATCGCTTATAAGACTGTTCATTGCATTCTTGATTCGAGAAAGACCGGCATTAAATACATCTATCATACCATTCATAACAGATCCTATCATCTGCACAATTCCCTTAAATCCATAATACAATCCGTTCTTCATGTTATTTCCAAGTGCAGTCCATTTTGCGACTGCAAACCACGGAGTAACATTTGCATTCCACCATGCGTTCAAGCTGCTATTCCAAAATGTTCGGAACTCCAACCATTTATATTGGAAACCACGGATTATATTATTAAAAATATTTGCCCATACCTCAGGAGCTAATACTGCTTCAATGTTAGATATCCACTCATGGATAGAGTTCATTGTTGTCTGGATATTTTCGATAATTCCGTTGTTAAATCCAGCTATCGTATATCCGCCTATTTCAGCCATGACGCGGCTTGGGCTATGGATATCAAGACCATCCGTAAAGACGGTTGTTATTCCAGAAACAAAATCCGAAATTCCTGTTTTGACTGTATCCCAGGTATTTTTCATGCCATCCCAAAGACCATTTATAGCATTTTTCCCAATGTCAAACAAATTATCTTTAAGATTTTTGAATGCATCTATAATTCCGTTTGCTATTTCTGGAACTTTTTCAGTTACAAATAGAACAGCATTGTTCTTCCATTCAGAAAATTTTTTCATAACATTATCAAATGCTTCTTTAATATTTTGGGGCAAATCTTCTCTGAAAAAAATTGATATGCTGCTTATAATTTCTGGAACTTTTTCGTTCAGATAAGCTATTGATCTGCTTGCAAAATTTTCCAATGTTCCAATAAATTCATCTATTGTATTGCTTAAGCCTTCAATTATTCCGAGAACAATATATCTTCCTATTGGCTTCATTGTCTCTGCTGGGCTATGAATGCCAAATACATTACATAAAGCATCCCATACGCATGTGAATAAATCTGCTATAGGCTCAACAACAAAATCAAGCACTCCTGCTATTCCGTCAATGATACCAAGAACAATATTTATACCACCTTTTGCAAAATTTTCTCTTGCAGAATCGAACATCGAAGATGTCAAATCAAAATTAAAAATTTTGTCAAAAATAATTTTGAGGATACCTTGCCCGTCAATTTCTATTGCAGATATCGCACCAGTAATTGCTCCAATAATTGCTCCTGCAATTGTGCCTACTCCAGGAAACCATGATCCACCAACAGCTCCAGCAACCAAGCCAGCTCCAATTCTGCTTAAAGCTCTGTTTGCCCAATCTGGAATTAAGTTTTTGATGCATTCTCCAATAGTATCTAATATGCTAGTAGCGACAACATCAAATGCAGGTGTCCCAGGAAGAGCAAAACTTATTTTTTTAAGGCTGACTAATACCTTTGTAAGTGTAATACCTCCAGTAAAAATATTTAGCAAAGTCGTGCCTGCGGTTTTAAGAATTTGCGTTTTGTTTTTCCAAGTCAATGAGAGTAAAGCAACTTCAACAATAGCAGATGCATCCAGATTAAAAACTACGTTTCCAACACCTTCAAATACTTTTTTCCAATCTATATTTGTAATAGATTCGCTTGCAACTTTTAGTATTCCATTTGCCCAAGTATTCAAGGTTTCTGCCAATGCTGCAAAGTCAAAAGTAGCAAAAAAGTTATTGATTCCATCAGCTATGTTGTATCCAAACTGTTCAAAATTAAATTCTTTGCCAAATGACAGCGCCGCATAAACTACCGTATTTAATGCGCTCGCAATAGTTTTTCCAACTTCTCCAAACAGAGTAATTCCGTTAGATCCAGCAAAAAGTCCATTAAGAAACTCTGCCAGACCAGTACCAAAGTTTCTTGCTTTCTCATATACACTATCCCAGTCAATACTTTCCATTGCACCGATAAGTGCATCACGGATATACTCGCCCAACTGATACAGGTCTTTGATATTACTTTCAAAATCTTTCCAGATAGTGTCTGTCTTAACCAGACCACCAGAGCCAGCACCGCCACCTGCGCCACCTGCACCGGAACCAGAACCGCCGGAACCTGTTCCGTTATCATAACCATTGTTAATATTCAACTCATCCAGTGCATGAAGATTGTTCTTCATCTTCTTTGTATTGTCAGCTGCTTTACCGGTACTGTCTGCCAGATCATCAGCTGAACTTGCCGCATCTGACCAGTCGTCAACCACACCACCGCCGGACACTTCAAATTTCCAACCGAAGATTGCACCAAGGGCATTTGTTACGGTTGTGGCAAAGCTGATTACCTTCTGCATAACAAAATTCAGAGTCCGTAAAAACGGTTTGAATGCGTTAATCAGCGCACCACCAATAATGCCGCCTAACTGCTGGAAGTTCTGTTTCAAAATTCGTACTTGGTTCGCCCATGTATCGGCTGTCCTGGAGAAGTCCCCTTGCGCTGCCGTGGTATTTGCTAGGACGTACTGATACCGCAGCATTGCCTTTTCTGCCTGCGTCATGGACTTAATATCAGCATCCATACCGTTCTTCATTGCCCACTCTTTCAGAGTAGCCTGCGTCAGATCAAGTCCATATTTACGTAGCGGAACTACCATTCCGGTGAATACAGATTGCAGGTCTTTGGCAACATCTGCCTGATCTTTGTCGTAGAAAGATGCCATATCCGCCGTCAGTTTAGTAAGATTCAAAGACACATCGGACATAGAATCTGACAATCCGACATATCCATCCGTAGCACCACTTAAAAAGCTGTTTGCTTTCTCGATCTGTTTGCCGCCGACATCCATAGCAGTTCCCATAGCCTGGAACGTACTGGCATACTGCTTAACGGAAAGCTCAGACATACCGAACTGCTGAATGGAGTTCTGCACAAAGTCATTAACCTTGTACTCCATATTTCCGAACGTGGTACGGACAACGTTCTCAACCTCTGTTAAATCGGATGAGATGTCAATAGCATCACGAAAAAGTCCAAGTCCTCTAATGACCATCCAGTAAGTTGCGTAAAACTTACCGATTGCACCTGCCAAAGAAAATGCACTCTTTCTTGCGTTACCGGCAGATTTCGAGAATGAGAAAAGACTTGTCCCAAGTGATCTTGCCGCAGTACCACTAGATGCTCCTGTACGTGCCAGATTAGCCAGTGCCGTGGTCATCTGGATAATGTTCTGGCTGATGTATGGTGCTTTTGAGAGCGTCTCAAACAGGTATTTAAGGTTGTTTGCAAGCAAAGGTATATTATTTACCGCTCGCCCACTTGCAACACTTCCTAGCCTGCCTATGGACGTTACAAGGTCGGTTAAATTCTTGTTGTCAAACGACATAGAGCCGATCTGGTTCATTTGCCGGACAAAATTCTGTAACTGAGCAGAAATGCTCGGAAGATTTGCCATTGCCTGCGTTGCTGTCTTTCCGCCCAGCTTCGCAATAGCTTTAATTGTGTTGGTCAGCCCAGTAGGGTCAAACGTAAATGTTCCTACGCTGTTCATGCCTTGCACAAATTGAGCAAGCTGATCTTTTATGAGAACAAGGTTCTGCGCACCTTGTGTAGCCTTTGTACCGCCCAGTTTTGACAGTGAATTAGCTACATTCACTATTCCGGTCATATCGGTGTTAAAACCGCCAGAAACGCTGTTTTTTAGCTGCGTCATAGAACCAGCTACTCTGGAAATTTGAGCAGAATCCACACCTGCTACTTTCCCCATAGCAGTTGCCAGTGTTGTTATATTTCTGGAATTGAGATTCTGTGAAGCTCTGGTAATGCTATTAAGTCCAATAGCAACACCAGACATCTTGCCAACGTTGATGCTTAGGCTTGATGCCAGTTTCACCATGCTTTGAGCAAGTGCATCCAGCTTATCAGAAGCAGTTTTCGCATCCGCTTCAATCTTGATCTGAAGATCATCAATCGTGGTTGCTGCCATTTATTTCACCTCCACCATTAGTTTTTAAATGGTTAGCGAACACCTAAAACGGTGTCAGGTTGCTCGTTATAAGCAAAAAAGGGCAGTAAGCTTTGACACCTACTGCCCCATAAAATCAGACTAAAATTATGCCTGCACGATTGCCGCATCAAAACCGGCATTTTTCAGTTTACCTGCCATTGCCTGCGCATTTCCCTTTACCCCGTATGCGCCCACCTGCACCCGATAAAGAGCTTTTGGATTGCCAGTGGTAGTTTCCTCACCTGCATCTGCCTTTTCGGTTTCAGATATCGCAGAGACCTTCTCGCCGGTGATTCCGTAAACGATAGCTGATGCCATCTCATAGTAATTATAAAGTTTCACATCGTCCTTATCGTCCACGAAACAGCACTCAACCAGCATTGCAGGAGCCTTGGTATTTTTCAGCACATAAAGACTGGAATTTACCTTTACACCACGATTCCGGAAGCCTAATCTTGCAATAGCAGCACAGACTTTCTCAGCATAGACTTTTGCTTTGCTGGACGCAGAGTAGACCAGTACCTCGACTCCGGTTGTCTTACCATTGCCAGATTTATCATTCGCACCGGAATTGAAGTGGATGGATACATCAAGATCGACTTCATGCAGTCTGCATTTCTGCACGATTTTCCGTAATACATCTTTCTGTCCCGTGCCATTATCCACGGTACAGTCATAGACCGTATGTCCCAGCTGCCGGAACTGACTGATTACCTCATCCTTTACTCTTCTTGCCTCGGTTGACTCATTGATAAGTCCTACTGCTCCGCAAGCTACCTTTCCTGCCGGGTTATGTCCGGCATGTACGTTAATTCTCATAATAATATTTCCTCCTAATCAGGACTTTCTGGTAAACCTTGCTGCCTGAGAAGATTGATTCTCTGCTTCATTTCATACACAGCACATTCCTCTCTCGACTCGGTGTTACCAAAAGTATTTTCTTTTTCGTCTTGAAGCATCGGTTTTTCAATGTATTTGGACTTCGGATGTTTTGCAAAATTATGTTCAATGGCTGTAGCCACGGCAGACAAGCCGTAATTTCCTAACCATGCCCACATCTGTGCATCCTTTCTACGTTCCTGGATTGCATAGCCTTTCAGACAATATCCAAGTTTCGTGGGATTAAGGTGCTTGAACTCCTCTATTGAAATTCCGATGGAAAAAGCCACCGGGAAGTATTCTTCCCAGATTATTTTGTGCCAGTTGATTTCTGCTTGTGATCCTGCGGCACTTTTCTCGGCTTCTGATTCTCTGCCATCTGATTCAGCATTTTGGTGATTCCGGACAGCTCGAAAAAACCGTCCTCCTCCATGCATTTGCGCAGGTCTTCATACAGGTCTACATAACCGATTTTATTCTCTTTCATATATGATTTCATCAGCGCTTTTGCTTCTGTCTCTGATACCGGATTATTCTCCATCAGACCGACAAAAAATCCGGTACGGCAGATGTGCGGAATATCAGATACCATGTTGATTGTTCCGTTAATCATGTCTTTAGGTGTCGGATTATCCATGTCAGCCGCATCTTCCAGAAGTGCTGCACCGGAGACAATACGGAACATCATAGACACAAAGTCTTTTCTTTCTGCCGCTTCAAAGCTAAACTCTAATTTGTAGTCATTTCCATTAACTGTAATTTCTTTCATTTCTTTTCCCTTTCCATGAATCTGTTATAGGAAAGGGGGCAGTTCGTAGACCGCCCCACATTTCACCTTTACCACATATCAACTTCCGACTCAGCCGTTTTGTCATCGTAGCCAGTCACCACGGCTTTTCTGCTTTTAGCGTACTGGCTTATGATTTTTTTGTCAGGGTAATAGCAGTCGGATAACCGTTCTCATCCTCTGTTACCGCAACATCATAGTCATCCTCAATCCACTTCGGGACGGTCTGTACGGAAACCGTAGCAGTACCGGTCAGATGATCGTCAGAAGCCTCACCGGGAGCAAAAGCCTCCTGCCCAATGAATCCACAAATACCTTCAGAACCTTTTCCGTCAGTACCGTACAGGATAATGAAGTCGAGCTTCTTGCCCTCATTCTGAACCATCTCATCTTTGTACTTTTTCTCAAAAGCACCTTCAACTTCCATGGAACCAGCAGAACGTCTTCCCATCTCCTGAGTCTCAACAAGGTCTTCCAGAGTTGAAGTATCTACCATGTTCTGGGAGCCGAACGGGGACGGGATTGATTTTGCTCTGATAAGCAGCTTGTAAGTTCCTGCCCAGTAAGCACCTGCTACCGCGCTGGAACTCGGTTCCTTATAAGCAATTCTACTTTTTAAGCCTGTTGCCATAATTCTTACCTCCTAAAAATAAGTAAAAAAATAAGAGCATTGCTGCTCTTTATAATCTGTCGTTCCAATCGAACGTTCTTCTTGCCCGGAAGGTAGCTGACCACAGCTTATCTTCTTTCCGGCAATAAGGCATTCCGATTAACTGAAACGATAAATCCTTATAACGCTTTGCCACTTCGCTTGCTATGCTCATGGCTGTACTTCTGTCTTTGTTTGTAGTTACTTTGATCTGTGTGCTAAACAGCACGCTATTGATCTGCGTTTCCATATCTGGATTCAGTTCTACCGGCTCTAATGCCTGTATAAGAATCGTTGGGAATGTAGGTGTGGTGCTCGACTGCTCATCACGAGTGATAAGAGCTTTTGGGTACTTCTCATGAAGCTGAGCATAGATTTTTGAGAACACATTTGTATCAATGTCAAATGCCCATTGATTACCACTAGCCATTGCCGAACACCTCCTTTGCAATCTTTGAAATTTCCAGTATCAGTTCCAGATCGGTCTCGTACATGAACGGTCTGGACGGCATTCCTTTTGTCCAGTGCCACTCTCCGTCTCTGTAGTAAAACCAGCCGGATTCCCCATGCTCATTAACATCATATTTCCAACCTGATACAGATGCATTCGGGTGAGGATTATGCAAACCGGTAATACCAGTACCAAACTCAACATATTTCGCCCACGGGCAATCCGTGTAGACGATATAGGTGCTGCCATACTTTAAAACCATTCCCGGAGTCTTTTGTATGCTCGCCCACAGTTCACCAGTATAAACTGCGTTGTGACTTTGGATTTTCATTTGAGCAATTTCTACACCACGTTCTGCCAGACGCTCCGCAAACGTCCGGCACTTCGCAATGATTTCTTTTTTGTACTTCAAAATCTCTTTTGATGCATCCCGAAATGATTTTTCTGACAATGATACTGAAATGGTTTTTGACATATCACTTCACAACTTTCTGTAGTAAAAACAGATCAACAGTCAGACCCTCATCAGCAACTCCCTTAACCTCATAATCAGCTGTTGTGCTGTCCACCAGTCCAGAATCATCATAACCGACTTCAGACTTCTTCCAGACCACATCACCGGCTTTCAGAGGAAGGTATCCTTTATCGGTAACGATCTGTACATAAGTGCTACTGTCATCAACTCCAAACTCTTTTACCAGAACTTCGCTCAACTTATTACTGATATTAGCGTAGAACTCTTTTGGTTCTGAAAAACCAACTTTCTCATCTGCAATCAAAGGGATTTTGTTACCGTCACCATCCACGTAGTATTTGATGTTTCCATCATCATCTTTCTCATAGATGGTGACTTTTTGACCGTGCTGCGAATACTTCATCAACTGCTTATTGATGTCAAGCATCTTTCTTTACCTGTTTGTAGACCTGATTTACTCCGGTGCTGGCCAGACCGCTCACAATACCAACTGCAATTGCTGTCATAATGTCACTTGCCGGAAACTCCGGCATAACATACATTCCAATTGCACCAAGGGTTCCGCCGGACACTCCGACGATAACAGGAATAAGATTATCTTTAATGCTCGGAATAGTCTTAGCTCCCAATCCGATCAGATAGCAGATAACGATGATTGCTAAAGATGTTCCAATCTGTGTGATATCCATTACTCTTTCCCTCCACTTCTTAAATGTAGTTCTTGTATCTCGTTATACATTTTGGTTACCATTCCATTTCCGCCCAAAGCATGGTAGGCATTATACATCTCAACAAAATTGTCAAATGCGTATGACGGAATCTCGCCTAACTTAACGTATTTATCGTGATACTCAATCAGTTGCACGCGCAAAAGAAGCATCGTTCCCTTGCTGTTTGCGTCTCTATCCTTTTTCTGCTGTTGCAGAAGCCAGACGATATAGCCCAGAAAAATAGGAAGGACTATGATGTATGTCTGTAATAAAAAGTCTTTCATTTATATCTCCTGCATTTTTATTTACGTACCGCCCTCCACCACCTATAGCACGCCCCTGCTACCTTTTTCGTTGCTCCGCGAAAATGGTAACGCTCAATCTACTAAAGTGCTTTTACAAACGGATATACACCGGCAAAAAGATTTTCACGGTCTTTCCATGTTCTGCTCACACCATTTTCTGTGTAAGCAGCCATGTAAGCCTCGCCTGCCTGTGACTTGTCATACACAGCAAGATTAACTATGACTCCCTCATAATTCTTCATATCACTGTCGATCTGTTCCTGCGTATAACTGCTCGGATACATCCGTCTGCTCGTTACTTCCTGCTGTGCCTGTTCAATCAATTGCTCAATCAAAGGATTGTCTTCCTTATGGTCAAACACAACAGAATCGTCCGCATCAATATAAAATTGTTTCAACCGGATTTTCACCTGCTCAACCATCGTGTATGCCATAAGGATAACCTCCTACAAATTGAGCATATTGATAAAATAATCTTTCAGAGCCGTACCGGTCATATCTTCATATCCCGGAACGGCATTTTCCGCAGCAAGGGCTTTGAGATCATCAACGCTCATTCTGTTAATCTCCGTTTTGGTATGCGCTTTCTCAAAAGGCAAAGAAGAGGCAGATTCCTCTACCTCTTCGATAGCGTCTCCTGCGTGATACCATTTTCCATTGCGTTTTACTGTGTACTCTGCAACCATTCCGGCACCTCCTACGCAACTTTCATTACAACAACGCTGTCCATTCCCTCAAAGGTAGGCAGACCGATCATGGATACTACGCAATGAGTATTGATCGGGTGGTTGGTAGCATAGGTGTATACGGAAATTCCGGTTTCTACGATGGACAGATTGCCGTCGGTAAGGCTTCCACTTCTTTCTTCCGGGGTCTTGCCAAATACGTAATCGCCAAGATATACGCCTGCACAGGTAGCAGATACAACGCCGGTCGGAACAAAATATTTTGTCTTGCCGTCTGCCGGGTCGATATACAGTTTGTCGTATACCTCGATCTCGATTCCGTAACCTCTAAGGTATTCGGTAACCTGAGACTGCTGTAAACGGATGCCTCCCTGGTATGCCACGATTCCAAGTACCTGCTTTTTGGTGTCTTCTGCTTTCAGAACCATTTCCCAGGTTTCGGTGTTCATGGTAAATCTGGTAAGAGAATAACCGGTCTTTTTAGCAAAGTTACGTCTCTCTTCAATCAGATCATCCAGCGGGGTCGCGGTTGCAGATGCAGACCATTTATCAGTAGAAGAGCTGGAAATATCAACGAAGTGATCTCTCTTATGTTCAGCTCCGTCATCACCTGTGTAGTCAACATAGAAGCTCTTTCCACCGATGGTTACCTGTACTCTCGGAATACCATCAGCCGGTGCAAGCAGCTGCCAGATCTGACGCTCCGGAACAACTCTTGCTCCTTCAATGAGCATCATCGGTTTCTTACTGATCTCACGAAGGACATCGTTTGCAAGTGCAGAGTTTTCAGAGCTTCTGTAGTTGTCGTACATCTGCTCCTCTTCCTCTGTTACCATGTAAGACTCACGGTAAAACGGCATTTTGTTCTGGATGTCGGAAAATCCGCCAACATCTCTTAACGCTGCCTGCGCATCGAAGTTAGATGCTTTCAGAGATACCGGAAGACCATTCTTTCCTTTGATGAAACGAAGAGAAAGACCATCCTGTTTTCTGGTTCCAAATTTCTGACGTCCAAGGTACGGTGCTGCACCAAGGGTCTTTTCATAATTATTCCACAGTACCCCAAGGCTTCTTGCGGTAAAGGCTTCTGCTAAAGGTAATGCCATATCTTATTTCCTCCTTCCGATTAGACGCTTGCGATTTTCGGTGCGCCGTAAAAAGTAACTCTTGGTGTTGCTTTTCTCGCATCGTCTGAAATCGTCAGGCCCTTAACTTTCTCCCAGTCAACTGTTCCCTGGTAAACGTATGTACCCGGCGCATCGCCCTGGGTTACATCGACATCCTCTAAAAGGTATCCAAGACATTCATCATCGTTGGTCGGCCACGGTGTACCTGCCGGAACGATTTTGTTACCGTTTGAATCCGGGCTGGATACAGTGGACTGCAGTACCAAGCATGCTGCTCCCTCATACGGGAAGAATTTCAGAATGCCTTTGCTCTGTCCAAATTCCCTGATAATAGGTTTTCCCATAAAAATTTCCTCCTTAAATCACATAATGGTTTTGTGCTTCCTTTGAAGCTGCCGCATTACCGAAGCTGATGCTTTCAGCATTCTTAACATCTTCGGTCTTTTCATCTTTATTGCCGCCGCCAGCACCTCCGCCCGGAACATCCTGACTCTTTGCAATCTCCTGTTCCTTCGCCTGCGCCGCTGCGGTTTCTTTTTCGGACATAATCTTTCCAAGCTCCGCATAATCAAGGCTTCCATCTTCTTTTACGATGGTCTTCGCCTGCTCAGCAGTGATTTTGAAATTTGTCATGGCCGCTTCACGCTGATCCCGAATGGCATTAGACTTCTGCATGTCAGCAATAGTCTTATTTGCTGCTTCCAGAGCTTTGTTGGCTTTTTCAATTTCGGTCAACTGCCCAGCTTCCAGATCATCCAGTTTTTTCTGAAGATCATCTGCTTTTCCTGCTTTCTCCCTAAGAGCAGCAATGTCTGCATTTGCTTTCTGAGTTGCTTTTCCGTAATCAGCAATGATTTTTTCAATGTTTTCTTCGCTGATTCCCATGGCCACTAAATCTTCTCTTTTCATGATTACCTCCGATATGCTTTACGTTTTTTTACGGTGCAACGACACCGATAGCATTGTTGATTTTTACGCTCACAACTTTGCGAATTTTTATAAAATAAAAACAGCCGCCGATTACTCGGTGACTGCCTTATTTGTTGGGTTTTGATTATTTAATTTTGCTACAATCTCTTGTGCTTTGCGCTCCTGCTCTTCTACATCATCTATGGTTTTCCACAGATTATCCAGGTATGGTTTTGACAACATGAATGTCTTTTCTGCATCTCCCCACAGACCAACGGTCTTAATAGCCACAATCGGGTGAATACCGCACTGTAAGAGCTGTAAGAGCGTCTGGGACTTGGTGTACATGTTATCCTGCGGACTGTGATTGATCTGGACTTCAAAATCCCGGATAGACAATTTTAAATCATTTCCAGATACCCGAAGAGTATTAAGAACAACTGTGGCAAGACGTTTTTCAGATGATTTTACAATTGGGTCTTTCAATTTTGCACGGGTTTTAGAGAAATCCCAGCCGTTACGCAATTCGACGGCTCCCTGCGTGTCTCCGCCGGTATTACTCTGCTTAGTAGGAATTGCCAGAATGGATAATGCATTGTCCCAAAGATCATCTTTTGCCACCTGGCATTGTGTCTGGTTAAGCTCCTGTGTCATAATGTCGACATCTGACTTGTTATCTTTGTTGATGGACTTAACAACAAGAGCATGGTTCATTTTCATTTTTGCAAACTGTTCTTCGTCTACATCGCAGTTTACAAATTTAATCCATGACTGAACAAACTGTTCAATCCCGTCCATGCGGTTTGATTGCATATTGTTGATCGCATCCAACATAGAAATGACAAGTTCAATGTCCGAAATACGTTCGTGATTGTTCGGATACTCTACAATCGGGATTCCGCCATAGGTATGTAGTTTTGATTTAACCACATTGCTGTCAACAATCTTAAATGACATAGTTTCGGAAAATGCCAGTTTGTAGTATTTTCCGTCCTCATCCTTCAATTCCTGCACAGCAAGAACCGGTTCTTCCGTGCTTCTGTTATAGATAACAAAAGTATTCAGCGGACTAGGTGCTGTGATTCTGAACGGAATTTCCCCTTCCTTAGACTGGATAGCTTTGAAAGAGGTGCCCGTAGCGGACTGCCATTCACCGGACTTAATGTCTTTTTCCTGCTTATTGGCATCCGTCATAAAATCATTTAACTCATCCACAGCATTATTGATTGCATCATCATCTTTCCTGCTAATGAATTGAACTGGCTCGCCATATGTCTGTCCTACTTTGAACTGGACAATCTCATACGCATGGTTTTCAAGGATTTTGTTTGTGATGTCCTCATTAGAAACCTTTGTACGGTAAAGTACCGGCTGATCTCCTTTGTAGTACCGCCAAAGGTATCTTATTTCTGATTTATTGCCATAAAAAACACCAATGCACTGTCCAATTATCCTCACCACATTGTCAGCTGTGATTAGTTCAGCGTCCGTATATGCAATTTTTCGTCCGTAATTTCCTTTTACAAGGTCTTGAAAATACATTGTGTTTCTTACAAAATCCATGTTTCCACCTACATATAAGTAACCCCGGAAGAACAATTCCTCTGCGGGATGTCTTTAATTTCTGTCTCTCCATTGTCCACGTAATAGACAACTCGTTTATTGCACTTCTTACATCTGCCAATTACTGGCATAGAAGAACGTCCGTCCCATGTAGCAACTTTCCTGCCACACCTGGGACAATATATTGTTTTTGGTTTGTGCTCCATGTTTTTCCTCATTTCTGCAAAAGAAAAGAGCACTGCCGTTTCCAGCAATGCTCTCTCTTACCGATGGGAGAAAAGTTTCTTAAAACTTTACAATCATATTGTATACCACTTATTTTTTAAAGAAAATATACGTTTTTATGCTATTTTATGCGTTTTGGTGCAGTTAATCCCCCATGTACAGGTATCCAAACATTTTCTCAAACGTATCAATGGCATTATCGTAAATAAAAAACGTCTGACGCTTTGATTTCTTGATTTCGACGCTAATTACCTTAAAATCTTTGTCAAGCACAAACCGCTTTGCAAGCACATCGTACATATCCGTATCCGGGATCTTCTCAATCTGCCGGACAATCTCCTCTCTTTTCCTGGAAAGAGTCCGCACTTCTGACTCCATATCAGCAATTTTAGGTGCTCCGCTGCCAACAATGTCTTTTGTACCTGAAGTCTGCACACGTTCTCCGCAGGAGAATGACGACATCCCGTATATACTTGCCCGTAGATTTTTGATTTCTTCAATTTTATTCGCAATCATGCGGTCATATCTTTTGATTTGGCCAAGATAATTCTTTGTCTCCATTACATCCTCCTAAATGGGTTTATTGCTGCTTCTGCTTTTGCCACGACCCCTGTTCTCATTTCGTTCTCGAACAATGAAATAGAGTCCGGCGCGTCATCGTGCGTTACTTTCCCGCTTCTCGTCATGGTTGTAAGTTCTTTCATAAACTTGTAATACTGGCTTTTTCTATCCATTTTTTTGAAATCACGAAAATAATAATCACGAATGATGTTATCTCTTGCATTTTCCATTCTCGTTATTTTGTTCGTACAATTAAACTTGAACCTCGCACTGCATCTTCCACCCTGTTCCTTTACAAGTTCCATTACATCACGGCCGAAGTATTCTCCGGCACTGTTGCTCTCGAATGTCACAGTCTTTACGTTATGTTTAACCAGCATATTTGCGCATTCTGGTTTAGTAAACTGGGTTCCTGCATTATCAAACACAACATCTACTATGTAGACCTCATTTCCGTACACATAACCGATAGGCATTGAGCAGCTATCTTCTCCTTTGTCTGCGCTATCACAGGCTGCCATGATTGCGTCTGGTTCTCTGTCTACTGGAAGTTCCTCAAAATAATTCAGTTCATTTTCTGCAAACATACGACCTTTGGCTTCGAATGGTTCCTGTTGGAACTCTGCAGCCCATGTTTCTTCAGATACAAGTTTTCGCTCTTTTCGGTAATAATCCGTTGTGAATATCTTTCGCAACCCTTTTTTATCCTTACGATAGATTTCCCAGTTGCTTTCGTCCGTTATTGGATCCAATGCCGGAACCGCAACTTCTCTCCATCTCCAGCCAAGTTCATCAGCCTTGGTCTGTAACGCTGTAATAGGGTCATATAGGCTGTATTTTGTGCCCTGAATAATAATAGGTGTGCCCTCTAGCCTTCGTCCAAGAACATCGTCTGTAACCTTTTCACACAGGAACTCTAATCTGTCTCTATTTCTTGCCTCCTCGTGATTCTTTACGCAGTCATCAATATAGACAAGAACATTTGCTTCTGTACATCCTACGATTGCACCATCAATAGGTCTGCAAGTAAATGTCGGAAAAATATTTTTGCTTTTAAGGTCTATTGAAAGATTCTCCGCACTTTTATAACCATCTTTGCTGATTTTTGTTGCTTCAGGAAAAACGCTTAAAAATCTTTTGTATGTGCTTTCTGTCTCAAAACCTTGTAAAAGTCCACCATAAAACCTCTTTACTAGTCCTTCTCCTTTTCCAACACCAAAAATACTCCCGTCCGGATCTCTCCCACCCATCATCTGTGCCAGTTTTAATCCTCCGGTTGTTTTCCCGGTACGTTTTGGCTGTGAAACAGAAAGAAAATCTAGTTTTCCGTCATAAATTTCCTGATATGCTCCTACTACCGGTTTCAAGACTTCTCTTCTGGGAAAATAAAATCTCTTCCATGGATCTTTTTCATCTATTTCGATGTAATAGAAAAAACTATCGACCAAATAGGCAGATTCATACATTAAAACATCATAAAATTGTTGAAGCACTTTGTATGTCGTATCATGTTCGCTTGCATAAACCTCTAAATTTGCAATTCCTTTACCTGTATGTTCTTTAACAAATTGAGCTATAAGCCGTTTTGCCCTTTCTGATACTTTTAACCCATAATCAATATCATGTTCTGTTCTTAATGCTACAGCTACGGCTTGTATGTATGCGTCAATAACCTGTTCATCTATCCCTTTTCTCTCTATGTAATTTTCATATCCGTTTATCGTGGAAATCAGGCTTGAACTTGCCAATAGAAAAGCACCTCCACTTTCAAAAAGCAAAGGTGCTTGTAAGACCTCTGCCTATAATTTTTTTAGGTTAGCGGCTGAATCAATATTCAGTCGGTAATATTGTTATTCCATTTGTTTTAATATGTTTTCGCAAAATTTTATATGTCTTTCGAGTAGCATTATTCTATTTTCGTTTCCAACAGCCACTCCGTCAAAACAAGTCCCATACTCATTTTTTCTTTGTTTAGAAATTTTTATTTCCGTCTGTAACCATTTTTTAATATCATCATATTTTTCAGCTTTTTCTAATGCTTTTAGTAATTCAACTAAGGATAATCCATATCTGTTATCTTTAGTCCACATTCCTAGTTTGTCATCAATTATGTGTTTCAGTTCTCTTATCTCGTCATCTTTGCTTTGTAATATTTTCTCAATATCTTTTTCATCTGAGCACCCATTGACAATACATTTTGCAATATCAGAAAATGGCTGCGGATGTTCAACTCTGCCTGTTGCCTCTTCATAAGTGCAACTCCCTTTGTAATCCATAATAATGCCAACAGCTTCATACTTCCCAAGATTAACTCCTAAAAATCTGTCTGTAACTGTGTTCCATATAGCATACAGATTGTCTACATCATCTTGCAATGCAACTATTAACATAATCTCACTCCTTGTTCTCACTATTTGCTAGCTCTTTCGATTCTTCCGCAAAGATATTTTGAATGTGGTTCTTCTCCTAAAGTCGTACAATCAATCATTTCCTGCTGGCTTTCCGGTACGCTCCGGTTCTCCAAATCTTGCCACATATCTTTTTCTATGCTCTCAATTACTTCTGCCATGCTCATTGCTCATAAACCTCTCAAAATCTTCCATGCATTTACAACACAAGTCGTATGTGACATTTAAAATACCATTCTTTGTAATCGAATTTCCACACAATATTCCTTTTTTAATTTCTGCACCGCACCTGTCGCAAGTGCGCCATTCTTTTTGATGTTTCATATAGTCACCTACTCACAAATCAAGTTTATTCAGATAATCTACTCCATTGTTTTTAAGTGCCTTGCTAATGCCGTTAATCATATTGGCAATGCTCTGTTCGACTTCCTTTATCTTTTCAACATTTCCACCACATTGAAGCGACAAATATCTTTTCTGCCAATCGCTTGCATTTGCAACTATATTGTTATGAACATCTTTCTGCGTAATCATTCTTCCACCAACTTTCTGCCGCAGATAGGACAATAATTGATTTTTTTAACCAATCCGTTACTACCAGCTCCGTGAACGTCGTATCCAAATGCAATAATTTTGTTCGGATATTGTATTGCAAGTCCATAATCGTTCGTCTTTCCAATTGTCAAAGGTTTTCCTCTTTCACAAAATTCACACATATTCAAACCCTCGTAAAAATATCCAGATCGTAATTGTCCCGGATATGGTCAACAACTTCGCCAAGTTTCTCTTTCACAAATTCGTCCTGTGCAATGTCCGGATGAGTGTAAAATGTGCAACTCCCCGGCTTGCCATCTTGCTGATATTTCCGGTAATCAAAAATCATGGTAAACAGCGGAATCCTGGTGAGATTCTTTGTTTTATACCTGATCCACATGTTGAAAAGTTTTCTGAACATTTTCTTTCCCTCCATTTTAAAATTCGGGATGGGATTTGCACCCATCATGCAGTTTTTCTTACACAAGGATAGTTTGTTGTGTTTCCTCCTACTTACTGTCACCACGGTAATGTACTCAGCCTTTTAGCGAAGTATCCTGCTACATTCCTAGGATAACTGTGTAAGATTCCGCGTTTACCTATTCCGCCACCGAATTTTTCTGGCTTGCTATTCAGCAAATTATGATCTGGACACCAGATAACACCAGAAATAGTTGCACGGAGAGTCGAACTCCGTCAGACAAAACCGCACCAATGCATTTCAAATCTGCAAATTCTACTTTGCAACAAGTTTTCTGTTTCCGATAATACAACTACTATCCATACATCTCCCATCGACCGGAACTATTGCAGTAGTGCCCGACTAAGTGGAGACAAAGATAAACACGCCCGGAAAGCATCGAACTTTCGTTAGAGGTTTTGGAGACCTCATTCTGGCCAACAGACAGACGCATATATCCTCTATAAACCCGGTGCAGCTGTGCACTATAACCGCAACTTCAAGGATATAATCTGTAAGTCCCGGACTAGCTCATATCACCGGCATGTCTATTCTCTACTCACAGATCAAGTTATTTACAACATCAACATGAGCCTGTCGTGTTGCTGAAGGGAAACGCCAACGGTAGGATTTGAACCCACAAGCCATGTTCTCCATAGCACATCTGTTTTCAAGACAGCGCCGTTATAACCATTTCGGTACGTTGGCAAAACGCAGTGTGCAGGACTTGAACCTGCAAAGCGGATATTCCGCCCGACCGGATAGCAACCGGCTCCAATACCATTATGGGAACACTGCATCTTGATGGTGCAATTTCTTAAACAACCCATCCATTACGACTGTCTACCACGCACCTGCCAAACAGTGTTTTTAGGGAGTTGAGTGAAATGGGGAAGAGAGGAATTGAACCTCCATTGTTTACCACATGGGAACTGATTTACAGTCAGCCGCAACACCGCCAATCGTTGCCGCTTCCCCAGAATTGCATATGTCAGCTCCATGACATTTTAGGTGATATGCAAGCACCTGCCAGCCTTTACGTTGACGGCGAACTGAGACGATTGCGCCAAGGCACCACACTTTTGATACAACCGCCTGCTGCGATTCTTTTGTACAGGGAATGATGAAATCCACGGGTAACTACCGCAGCGAAACCCAAAACCCACCGAGCCGTGCGATGGCTCTTTAATCAGCTTTCCGCTAGTGGGTCTTAAAGGAGAAGTCACATGAAAACCAATGACATCGTGATCCGCTTTAGCTTTTGGTACGAATCTTGAATGGTTTTGCCTTCCATAACCAGTTGAAACCTTGTCTTTGTATAGCGTAGGACAACATCAACGCTTAGCTGAGATAGCCGGATTTGAACCGGCGAATGCAGGAGTCAAAATCCTGTGCCTTAGCCGCTTGGCGATACCCCATTATTTCTTTCGCTTACCCTGGTGTTCCAATTGGCAAACGATCATAGCAGCTACATTTTCTCGTTGCTGTCCAATTCCATGCCCCTGACGAAACAATTCACATTGCAGGACTTCTGAGCAGTTCTGGCATTCATCGTTGATTTCCTTGCTCCCGATCTTCATTCACATTACCCTCTTCCAGCTCAATGTATTTTCGGATATACCATCCTGCCTTTTTCACGTCTTCCAGTCCGTTCTTCCCGCAGTGCCGGTAAAGATACTTAAATGCATTGCAGATACAGAAATTTTTAACTGCTTCAATTCCCTGTGTTTCCAACATGACTTCTATGCACTCGAATTTTCCTGTTTCATAATGCGTTGGGTGATTTACATTGTCTGCCATTATACGTCCCCCTCTTCCCGGTGAAGTGATCTTTCCACCTCAAATCCATCCGGATACCGTGCTTTCAATTTCTCAATGTTCATTTCCATTACCGCATCCATGCTGGTTCCAATAGCTTCACAAGCTTCTGCAATCATCCACAGACAGTCACCAAGCTCTTTCATCATGTGCTGCGTATCTGCTTTATGTCCCTGGTATTTCTTTTGCAGGATTCCTGCTACTTCGCCAGCTTCACTGTTCAAGCCAAATACTGCATGATAAAATCTGTCTGATTTATTCTCCGGCGGTATATTACACGTCCGCATTGCTAATCTCTGATATTCACTTCCGGTCATTTATTGTGCCTCTTTCCCCATTTCATAAATTCTTGAACAAAAATCAATGACTAAAAGAATTAGCCATATTGTCCAAACTACATAACACCACATAGGTGCATTGAGTTTCCACAAAATCCAAAACATGATTGGCAACTGTAACATAGCTATCCTCCTTAAGGTCTTTTTGTTTTTTCGGAAATTTGGGGGACTTAGTAGGGCAGTTTTTCAAGTCCTGCCAGACCCCCTCCCCCGTGCTTTTCTGGTCTTTCAACATGTCGCAAAAGAATCATTTGACGACATGTTGTAAAAATATACTAGATATTGTGTGTCTATGGCTTTTGCTATACTATATCTAGTTTATCTCTGTGCTATTGTCGTTTTTGTCCATCTCAGGCAGACAAACAGGATCTTTCTGTCCCAGTTGTGGTAGCTGATCCGCCGTTAATGCCTGCGACCTCTGGCGGTTGCTATCTGCTGTGTATGGACTTGCCCAGCCATGCCGCCTGTTAAGTATTGCAATCACTCCAACTGGGTTAGCCTTGCCCGATGCAAGTTTATTTTCCAAGCTTTCCTCGTTGTATTTTTGCAACTTTTTGCAAATCTCCGACCCAACGCGGCTTAGTTGTCTCTGTGGATTGTATCCCCAATCATATAACGTGCTATCTGGAATACCTGTCAAATTACTAAAACCTAATATACTTATTTCTTTTTCATATTTCATGCATAAATATATATAATAATCACATACATCATTTACCAGATTATAGTTATATATATAATAATTACTGATAGGGGCTTTATTATTAGCCTGTATATTTTCAGTGCTTCTAAAATATTCCCGATTTTTAAATACATGCCTATGCACATACATTAGTGCAGCATTCCAAACACTTTGGCTTGCTTTTGTCAAATCCTCGATAGGCGGTTTCTGATTCTCACAAAAGATTTGCAAATACATGTCTATGTCATTTTCAAATACTTCCGGATCCGCTTTGTAATCCTTTACTTTTTCCATGCTCTGTACCTCCTATCCTGCGATTTTGGGGAAATAAAAAACGCCCGTAGAAAAGACCTGTTAAAGTCTAATCTACGAGCGTGTATCTCTTTGACTGCGTCCGTCCTTACTCTGTCCATCCTCTCGCGTTGATCGGCTCTTGTATCCCTCTACGGACTCTGGGAGAACCTGCGCGCCTCGGCTTAAGTTATTTATAATAATATCCATAATCTCTCAATTTGTCAATACTGTTTTATTTATCTACCGGGCTTATATACTGCCCTATATATATTTATATATACTACTCTTACCTCAGAAGACCCATAGATCTATAAACGTATTATATATTATATATACTTATAGACTGTATAAAAGTTTATATTATTCGCGCGAGAACTGCCGGTTTTTACACACAAAAAGCAGACCTAAACCGGATTTTGATCCGCTGGCCTGCTCTAGTTGTTGATCTATTTAGTTATCAATGTACAGCTCATATAATACGCCTATGAGTCTATTGGGGTGGCTTCTTCGGTGATTTCAGAATATCACTACCAGGCGAAAAAGTAAATATGAATAGTTATTCATATTTTATGCATAATATATCAATATATCACATCTTTTATTACAAGCTGGACATTTAATAAATCCATAAACTTATGTCCGGATCTCTCGACATATACACGCATTTTCTTAGCTGCATTTTCTGGGCTGTGAGAAAATATATATTTCTTCTTTTCCCAAGATTCAGAAGTTTTTGCAGTTACTAAATATACATTCTTTAAGCGTTCCATTTATTTTTCCTCGCTTTCTTCTTGCTTTTTGCTGGCAGTTCTAGCCGCTTCTTTTTCTGGGTTTTCCTCCGGCATCTGCCCGGCTCTTATGCGCTCTAACTCTCGCAAGAAAACAGCTTTCGCGTCTTCCGGTTCTTCTTCCTGTGCCGGTTCCGGTTCTGGTGGCATCTCGTTAGCTGCTGCTTTCTTCTTGGCTTCGTTTTCCGCTACACGTTTCCGCCATATCTCCATAACGTCATCATCTGTCAACGGTTTCTTTTGCGTCTGTGCTTCTGTAGCGGTTGTATTTGCGTTTTCGCTGTCCGTTGATGTATTTGCTGTCTGCTTATATTCCGGTGCCGTTTCTGATCTTTCCAGCTCGTCCAGACGATCAAGAACGCATTGCAAACAGAAAGCCGCCATGCTCTGACCGCTCAGCGTTGTTATACGTTCCTTTGTTCCCTTCGGTGCCTTGATCTGGATAATGTCGAATTTTGCGTTGTAGTTATTCTGCGACCGTCTAATATAATCCGGTGTGCTCATTGCGTTATTCCCTCCGTGTAAGAATTATTATATAAGAATTATAACATAGAATTATTATATACGCAATATGATATAGAATTATGTATGATAATTATAATATAGAATTTTAGCATAAAATTATGATGCAGAATTCTATCATCCGGGCATAGGAAAACCGCCCATTTCTGAGCGGCTTTCCTTCTCAACTATGCGATTTCCTCAACTCTTGCTTTTAATCGTCTCAGCTCATTCTCTAAACGATTAACCCGGATCATGAGCATTTCTTTCTCGCTGTCAACCTTTAACGCTTCATCAAGTTTGCGGCTCAAGTCTAAATGACCCTCGGCGATTATTTTGATATTCTTGTTCGTCTCGTTCTCCAACGTTAGCTGAATGTCAGTAACTTTATCATTCAGCTTTTTAAGCTCCTCAAGAATCATCTTTGTTTCTTCTGTCATGTTTTCGTTCCTCCTTTTTTCTATTGCCTTTCGACAATATTATAATATTATTTTGTGCCTTATATGTCAATACTTTTTTGTGCCTTATTTCAAAATTTTTTCTTCCCTGTCTAATTTTTCCGCAACTGCTAATTTTATAAAATCGTTTGCGCTGTATTTCAGTGCTTTGATTCTGTCTTTTGTCCCCTTAGCCAGTCTACAATTTACGCGCTCAAATTTATCATCATAATTATATACCGCCTTGCGCTGTGCTTCTGTTGTCTTTAATGTTTCCGGCATTGTTCTGCCTCCTTTCCTATATATGTATTATACTTTTTTGTGCCTTATTTGTCAATTATCAACTATTTTTTTGTGCCTTATATAATTTTAACATATTTTGTGCCTTATTTTTATTTATTATTACTATTGTTTTTGTGCCTTATATTCAGTATAATAAAACCATCAAATAAAGAACCGGAGGAACATAAAATGAAAGAACTTGAAAGATTCAAAGAATTAGAAGAACTGCTGACAAGGGAATGCAAGAAATATGAAAACGATTGTACTACTTGCCCGTACAGAAAAGAGTGCGAAGAGTACGAAAAATTATTTCTAGCATATAGTGAGGAGGTCTAAAAAATGGCAAATCTATATCAGATCAAGGACATCATAAAAGAGAACAAGGACGGCGATTTTCTCGCCATCTGCGAAAGTGGAAATCACTACGAATGTAAATTCGTTGCGGAATATAGGGCAATGTTTTTCGCTATCCCATCAACCGAGAAAATTCTTGGATACGGGAAAATCATAGCAAAGAATTAGCCGAAACGCTCCGATCTGGAGCGTCAGCCGTGGGACAGCCGCCCGGCTTGCTTTTACCCGGAAACGGGAAAATTTGAAAATATGGAGGAAATGAAAATGGGAAAAACAAATATTGATATGTGGTATGGAGACAAGCCAGAACAGGTGACAGGATTAGACATATATTTTAATGATTTAGGCGGGTTTTATTCCGGCAATCTTCGCATTTTTGGGAAAATTGTTGGCGATTATTACGCCGACAGCGTGCAAGACATAGAAAAAGCATTTCCGCACCTTGCAAAAAATATTGAAAACTGTTTGAATTAGCCGCCGCAGAGGATGCCCGCCGGATCACTACCGGCGGCGGTTTTATGAAATTGAAAAGGAGAAATAAAACATGAAAGAAAATAACTATGTCTTACACATGAAAAACGGCGTTGAGCTTGTGACAGAATCGCAGGCGATCAACAACGCGCTGGAGCAAGAAAAAAGCGGGATTTCTCCGCGTTATGCGTTCCGGGACTGTAAAACAGGCGAAAACCTCACGCCGCCCGGTTGGCTTGTATGGTCAACCTATGCGGACGGGTGCGGGGTTGTTTACCGTCGCCCAGATGGCAAAATGATAGTTACAACCGGTTTCCCTGGTGATTTTGTAGTTGTTTAGGGTGGATCCTGTCCGCCCTTTTTCCGCTACCCGGATAATGTCCGGCGATAGACTCACGATCTAATAGCGGCATAGCTGCGCATTACTGGCAGCCAAACAAAAAGCACTTGCCCGGATCCCTGCGCCCGTCCGCAGATCTGGAGCAAGCCGGGAACCTGTCAAACCTTTCACCCTCTGCCGGAGTCAGGCAGCGCAAACGGGCGGCGATATCGTCCAGCAAAGCGCAGATCTAACACCCTATGAGCCGTGGGACGGGACGCGGACGGGTGGCGGGTCGTGCTATGTAAAATTTGGAGGATCTGGAAAATGGTCAGAAACAGAAGCCCGCCGGGCGTGTGCTGGTTGACGGTGCGCGCCGGTAGTGGTATATTAAAAATATTCATAGCATTCTTTCACCCCGGTTCCGGTGTTAATGTTGCCGCATTGCACCGGGGGAAAGCCGGCGTACTGTTCAGCTCGACCTTCTCACCTTCCGTGACAAGGAAATTTCAAAAAAATTTTTGCAAAATTTCGCCACTTTTTCACCGACCCTGTAACCGATTTTTGAATGAAAATTCGGAGGGTAGGGGGGTATTAAAATCTCCCGGAAAATTTTTGGAAAAGCAAGAAATTTTTTGTATTTTTATGCAAATTTTCTGTTCAGACTTCCCATCAAATCATCCAGTAAATAGATCAAATCTGTTCCGTAAAGGCTCACCCAGTCTGCCAGATATTCTTCCTGTTCCATTGGCATATGTATGTTGAAAGAAAAGCAGAAACAATGGCAGAGTTCGTGTGCCGTCACACGGCGCAGAAATGCCCCTTTAAGCCTGTTTGATAGGTAAACCGTAGAAGTGTTGGCATCTGTCACACCAACGCTTTGTGAGCCGTCAGAGCGCGTCAGGAATGGACTTGTAACTGGGACAAATTCTATATTCCAACTATGACCATTGATTTCAAACATAATTGCACCTCAAAAAGGGTGATGCAAAACCGCACCACCCTGCACTTTTACTGGATTTTCTGCATGATAACTTGCAGTTTTTGCTTAAGAAGAGCTTTTTCCTCTGAGGATGCATCAGAAATCACTTCCGCAATGTCAGAACCGATCTCACGCATGTACTTTTCCAACTCTTTCATTTTGTGTTCCTTGTCTTCTACCGTATTTCCACGGTGAAGTTCTTTACTCTCGGTATAATTGCGTTTAGCCATATCATACCGGCTTTCCATGTGACTACCAGAGTCAGAACTCATCGACGGCTCTGTATAATACATTCTTCCAGAACCTCTGTCCATATCCCGGTACTGCTCCATGTTCCGGTACATTTCCGGTGTCATGTGGTAGTAAGGCGGCTCCTCATAGCCACGGCGGTATGTCCCGCGACCTTTCGGTGCAAATCTTCCATCTGCATACCGGTAATGATCGTAAAACTTCCGTCCATCTCCATACCGATCAATCATTTCCATTACATCTTCTGCATCAAATTCCTGCATGGCTTTTGTCAGTTCCCGATAGTACATTGCTTCCGACAGATCTTTCATCATGTCTACGACCTGTCCCATCTCTGCAGTATCAATATTTTCAATTCCAGCATCAAACTGCTTTTCGGCACATTCAGCCAGCTTTTCAATCATGCAATACATTCTCTTAACATCCATAGCTTTTACGCCTCCCTCGTTACAACGATATTGGCATTTGCTACTTCAATAGCTTGCGTACTGGTATTTTCAACCGCAATGTTCACGCAACATCCTGCCGGTACATCTACATAGATTCCAGCGGACACGTTGTTATACTGCGATACTGCTGCCGGTGTACTTCTCATCTGTGAGGAAAGGACCGGTTCCCCACTGATAGCGATTGCCAGAGAAATTTCACCTGCTGTTCCACCTGCCGGTACTGCGATATTTGCGGAAAACTCCACAAAATATCTTGCACGACACTGGTTAGTAAGTCCTCTTAAAGTGATGATTCCGGAACCTTCCCGGTGTTTGATGCAGTTTGTTCCCCGAACTGCTGTATTTGTGAAAATTACATTTCCGTTCTGAGCTACTTCCTGAGTAGCTACAGCTGTAAATTCAGCCATAATATTACCTCCATAAATGATAAAGGGCAGGACGTTAAGCCTGCCCTTGTGTAATTCTGCTATGCAGACATAACCTGTTTGGTTAAGTTACTTGTATTCTGTTGTCAGCATCCGCAGCCAGTGTTGCATCCGCAGCCTGCATAACCATAAAGGTTAGATGCCGGATATGACGGAACTGGTGTCGGACGTACCGCATCAATGATCTGCTGTGTCTGAGCCACCATCTGAGTAGTGAGAAGTGCGCTCTGACGATCCTGAGAAGCTGCCCGACGAAGATCACTATTCTCTGCCTGAAGAGCAGAGATTTTCTCCTGGCACAGATAGTCAAGGATTGCACGGGTTCCTGCATTCTGACTGTCGATGATGTCTCTGGTGTTGCTGTTCATTGTGTTCTGCAAAGCGCAGGTATTCTGTGCCATGTTGTAGTTTACACCCTGAATAGCTTCACGGGTTTCGCAGCAGCAATTTGCAATCTGTGCCTGCAAAGCATTGGTGTTCTGCATATTGGCAATGGTATCTGCATTGATTGCCTGCTGGATTCCAAATCCGGTCTGCATGATGTTTGTGTTGATTCCATTGAATCCGGTAAGCATACCGTTATTCACGGCATAAAAACCATCACACAATCCATTAGAAATTCCGTCAAGTTTGCTGATAACCGCCTGATTATCAAAACCACGCTGGATGTCTGCCTGGGTAGCAGCTGTTGCTACATAACCACCGCCGTTTCCTCCGCCAAATCCTCCCCAGCCGTTGTTTCCCCAGCCAAAAAGAAGTGCGAATACGACGATGATCCAGAGCCATCCGCCGTCTCCCCATGCACCGCCGTTTCCGTAACCACCTGTGTTAGCAGGCATTACCGGCATCGTAAAAGGTGTGTTGTTGCCATTAAACATATTAGATTTACCTCCGTAAATTTTATTCATAAAGAGGTTCCCTAGGTTTTGTGCACAAACCTCTAATATGCTATCAAAGATTAAATTTGCTTTTTATCTGCTGCATTACTTCATCTGCATTCAGACCTTTTTCTTTGCACAGGTTTCTTGCCATCTGCTCAACTCCCTGTGCATCCCCTTTCTGCATAAGTTCCACGGCATTTTTAGCCATTGGATTGCTCATGATCTGGTTGTTTCCCATAATGTTTTGCATAAACTGCTGTGGATTTTGAAACATCTGCATTAAATTCATCGGATTCATTCAGATTCACCATCCTTTTTCACTGTGGCAGTTCTTCCTTTTGTTCCCGGTCTTGCTATTGACAGTTCCAACCGATCAATCTTTTCGGAAAGCTCGTTGAAGCGTCTTTCAAATACCTCTGTGACGTTCTGCACGAGTCCAGAAGCCATTTTATCTGCGTCAGCTTGGACTTCTTTGGGTGTATTTGGTTGAACCGGTTTATAGGTCAATGTGCGTATTGTTCCATCAGCACACCAACTTTTAACATAGATTTCTGACAAGTCCTGCTTTGGGAAGAAAGCTGCTGATCCATCCATCGGGACGCAATCAGCCGTCACGTTTTCGATTGCCTGCACGACCATTCCGTTAAGTCCCCTTGGCATCTGTTGCACCGGTGGAGTCTGTTGCTGAACCTGCTGTGCCGGAACTTCCGGCTGCTGAAATCTCGGCTGAATATACGGAAGATAAGAATTTACACCGTACTGCTGCTGTCCATATGTCATCTGAGGGTACATGTTATTCTGATACGGAACTGGCATCTTCTTTTACCTCCTCTAAAACTTTCTCAATTGCATGAATGACTTCTGATTGTGTCTGTAGATCAAGTCTCTGCAATTCTTTCCGGGCAAAAATCTTTTCTAAAATTTCATCTGAAAACATTCTTTTCTCCCTCCTTCTGTTTATATTCTGGCATAAAAAAAGAGAAGAAAATTTTCGTTTTCTTCTCATAATATTCTCAATTGCATAAGGCTTTTCGGTGTACCAATTACTGTACCAATTTTTATTTTTTTATAAATAGTTATAAATACTTATGTAATGTTAAATTCTCCAAAAAACGTTGATTTTTCAAGCTTTGTAGGCTTTTGAAAAATTATAAAAATTTTTGTAAAAATCCCCTCCTAACAACGATTCCTAATTTCATTTTCTCTATTTCCTCCTAAAATCCCTTGATTTTCAAGGATTTTTCTTTGTTTATTTTTACTAGTGTACCAATTACTGTACCAATTTTTTCGTTCTATACTACTTTAAGAGCTTCTGCGACAAGATCCATCTCTTTTGTTTTTTCTTCCTCTGTAGCATCCACATACAAATTCATTGTGATCCCTATGTTTGAATGTCCAAGAATTTTTTGCAATGTCTTCGGAATCATACCAGCTTCAATACATCTGGTTGCAAATGTATGCCTTAATATATGCATGCAAAATTTTCTTATCTCTGCTTTATCGCATATTTTAAATAAGGCAGTGTCATATGTACTGTTTTTAACTGGCTCCCCTTTCCTCGAAAGAAAAACTTGATCTCTCCATTCAATATTGATAACTTTGATTTTGCTATTCTTTTCTTTCTGATCTTTAAGGATTCTAATAGCTTCATCCGTAAGAGGAATTGTCCTATAACCGGACTTGCTTTTTGGCGGCCCAACTCTCCACTCTCCTACCTTGTACCTGTATTCCATCGTCCTGGATATTGTAACCGTTCTTTTTCCGAAATCAATATCACTCCACTTCAGTCCTACAAGCTCTCCTGTTCTCAGCCCTGTTTGAAGCACAAATTTGTATTGATTTTCATAACTTTGTCCTGTCGCTGCCATTAAAAATTTTCTTTGCTCATCAATGGTAAGAGCAACTTTTTTTTCGGATGGTTTCCCAATGTCACTCTTTACAGATTTTTTACATGGATTACTTAAAATTACATCATTCTCTTTTGCAAATTCAAGCATGTTATAAAGAGTTATCCTTGTCTGATAGATTGTAGTAGTCTTATATCCCTGCTCGGCCATATCAGAAAAAATTTTCTGGCAGTGAATTGGTTTTACTTCTGAAAGAAGTTTTTTTCCTATAATTCCTTTAATATTTCTTTCATACCTTTCGGAATAATTTCTAACCGTGTTCGGTCTTACAGTTTGCTTCTTTATACCGATCCAATATTCATACCATGTATCCACAAGTATGTCAGAAGCATTTTCTATATCACTATGTTTGCTGATATAACTTGCATCTGCAATCCATTGCCTGCATTCCTGCAATTTTTTGAATCGCTTGGTTTTTCTAATTCCAAACTTATCGGTAAATCTTGCAACATACAATTTATCAGATTGCTGAGAAATCCCAACACCAAGCTCTTTTCCCTTCAAGTCTTTTCCCACGTTTCGCCTCTCCTTTCTTTATGAGAAAAGCCTTATGCAATTTTTTATATTATCACATAAGGCTCTAAAAGTCTACAATTCCACATTCTCAGAAATGTATTTCTCAAATTCTTTTCTTTTAATCAACCGCTTTTTCCCGACAAAAATCACAAAATTGCATCGAGGATTATTTGAAAGCTCTCTTATTTTGTTAATTCCTATGTTGCTGTATTCCGCAGCCTCTTCTAATGTAAGTGTCACTTTTTCCCAAATTGGAACCTGCTTTTTCACCTTATCATCTCCTACCTTTTCTTTGATTGAATGAATCCTACGGCATAGTGTAGATTTTGGAAGAAATGTTTCTAAACATATTTGATCCAGGCTCTTTCCGCGACAGAGCATATGGAAAATCATTTCTTCCTCTTCTGTAAAATTGGTTTTTTTAATTATAAGATCAACTTCCGGCTTACTTAGTCTGCTGAAGTTCGACCTCATAAGCCCTCCTGTTTCTGTGTAAAATCATGTCTTTTTCAAGGCAGATTCCACACTTTTTTCTTCCTGGAACTACTTTTAGTTTTCCGCATCTGGTGCATATACCCTTCGATACTCTTTCTGCATATATTTTTTTTTGTGTCTCACGAAAACGGTTTCTGTACTTTTCTTTCTGCTGATCGGTTGGTGGATTCTTTATGCCATACTCCCAGTGATACTCTCTGCATAATATGCATTGTTTCTCGTCTCCATACAACTTTTCTTTATGGCAGACCGGACAAATTCCGTTTTCCTTACAAAATTTTTTTGTTTCACTGCGATATTCTCTTTCTTTTTCCAAACACTCAGAACAATAATGTCCATTTCTATCTAGCGGTTTCCCGCATCTAGGACACAGACCGCTTTCTTTTCTGCTTTTATATAGTTCCGCACTTCGTTCCTTTTGGCTTTTCATTTTATCTCGGAGTAAAGCCAGCTTTATTGTCCGGACAAACCTCTTCACTCCTTCCAACATTTATTTTTCTTCTATGCTATATGCATTGCTTTCTATTCCATCTAATTTCTGGTTTACCTGTCCTATAAGTTTTCTGATATTCTCCGGCATCTTCGCAACCGTATTTTCCCGTTCAATAATTGTTCGATAGCATCTGACAAAATGGCTACTCACTACACTTTCATTGTATTCTGTGTCCATTGCCCAAGCGTATAACTGATTTGACGAACCGACGGCTTTCTGCACAGATTCTGGCAGCTTCTCATACTCTTCCCGGCTATTATAAGCACTCCTTCTAATAGCCTTACTCACTAACGCCCATGCTTCCATTTCATTCAAATCTTCTGGTTTAGTGAGCAATTGAATCTTTTCGATAATTTGACCGGGAGCTGGAGCAAAACCGCTTGTATTCTCCCTAACATATGCGACAAATGCGGTCTGAACCAACTTCCAATCGCAATCTACCAGAACAGCAAACCATACATTAACAGAGGCTGTCTTATCTATTGGGTTATAATTCGGATATGTAGCCTGAACCATTGCAAGCAATTTCTGCGTCTCTTCTCTCGTCATTAACTGTTTCCCCATTCATCTGCAAGACTTTTCTTGCGCTTCGCTGTGTTGATCTGGTTTAAGTATCCTTCGAACTTGCTGCAAAACAATGTTTCAGGCCGCAAGAACTTCTCCATATCAGTCCCCAGCCACTCCGCAGCTTTCTTGTCGATAACCTTTTTAAAATCCTCAACGGTATACTTTTCTCCGAATCTGGCATTTATATGTTTTTCGGTTACTTTGTTGTTTGGTCTATATGATGTTCCGCACACATCATTCATATAGGCAACAATTTCATTTATCTGCTCTCTTGTCACATATTTTCTTTTCAGTTTTTCCTGCTCCTTCAATGCTTTAATCGCCAGCTCTAACACTGCATTATGTTTTTCACATACTTCTTTTGACGGATTTTCAGGTGAGCCAACCATAAGATACCTGCCATTCAGATATTCAATAGCTTCTCTTTCTGTAACCTTCATAATTCAACAACCTCCAGTTCCACAAGCGCACATCTGCCACATAACTGCATTCCGTCCACTTTGTATAATTTTTCTACTTCATCTCCACACTCGTCGCAGATCAGCACTGCCGTATGTCTTCTAGGACAACTATTTCCAAGGCAAGGATATGCCGGAACAGCGCAACCGCAGCATTCATTTCTTTTAGTTATCACTCTGAATCACTCGCTTTCTTTTCTCTTAAAATCCTCGCAAGGCACATCAAGCAAGCAACCGCATTTTTCGATTTCTGTCACTCCCCAATATGTCTTGTATCTGTAAGAGTTTTCACATTTAAAGCAGAAATCCTTACCATTGTTCAATTTGCAACTTGTCTTTTTATCCTCTAGCTTTTTCCCAAGACTTTCATTTATACTTTTAAGTTCTTCTATCTTTTTTTGCAATTCCTCGCAATCATTAAAGAGTTTATTGTATTTCTTTCTGCTTAAAATCTTCATTCTGAATCACCCGCTTTCAATAAATCCATAAATTTCTCATACTGTTTCTGTGACACTTTATTATTAGCCTTATCCGCTCTCAGCTCGATTTTAAGGTGTTTTTCTGCTATAGACGATAATTCCCTAGCCATATTCTTTCTCCCCTGCTGAATCCCGTCTCTGTAGCCCTTTGATGGTTTAAATTCATTTATTTTCTCTTTCCCATCCCCTTGACCACCAGATGTCTTGTTATATCTACATTGATAACCTTTCTTTGTATATACCAAAATCCAATATTGTTCCCATTTATCAAGCTCCCTTTCTGGATAATGAATAAAATTAAGTTTCCACCCATACGGATTATCTTCGCTATAAAACCCTCTCTTTTTAATTGACAAGTCTATATGCTGATATCCAGATAGATGAGAAATGTTTCTCTCTAAACAATCAACACTTTGGCCGATATAGAAGTACGATATTCCGTTTTCATCTTCTCTTGTGTAGAAGTAAATACCGCTTTGATTTTTCATATCCGGACAAACCTTTAGTATTTGCTTCCGGTTATTTTCTTTTATTGCATACAGTTTTTTATAATTAATATTCGACATTTCTCCTGCCTTTCAATGGGATTGTCAATATATCCTCAATAGTCCATCCCAATTTTTTTCTGTTCAACAAGCAGTGTGCATTTATACCTACTATTTCAGCCCATTCAATAACTCTGTGTGATTCTCCTTTATACTCCCAAATCGGGGAACAAGATAAATTTTTACATTTTCTGCTACAATACACAGCATCATTGAAATGTCCTCCTCTTTTAGCATTAAATGCCTTTTTACATATAGGACAAATTTTTGTATAATCCTTTATGTTAGGATGGTTGATGGAATAAAGTTTTCTTGCGCAAGTACGACTGCATGTGTCATGCCCTTTTCTTGATAATCTTTCGTATTCTTTACCGCATACAGGACATACAGCGTGTTTTTCACTATATGTCATAGAATTTCTTTTATTTTTTGCCTGCACATCATTGGTCACAAACCTACAATTTTCTGGACAATAATTTCCATTAACGTCAATTCTGTCTATAGTAAGTACGTTAATTCTCTTGCTTGTTTTTTTCTTCTTTGTAACCATTTTCAATAGCCCAGTCATAAAATGCTTTGAAGTCGTTTTTCCATTCATCACACATTTCAATGCCTCTTCCACCATAATTTTGAAAGGAGTTTGATGTCTTTGAATAGCAACGATATTTAATACTTTTCCATAGAGGATATAATCTTCCAGATTTTTCAGATAATCCATGAGTTCTTTGACGCTCTGCTGCAATTTCTTTCTGTATGCAACCGCAAGACCTAGTTCCTCCTTTTGCTATCTGCGCTTTTCTTACAATCGTTTCATTTCCGCAGTCGCACAGGCATTTATATCGAATAGTTCTTTTTCCGTCTTGAGATATGATGTCATCGGCGCGTCCTGCAACAAATAGTCTGCCCACTTTCTTCCCTATAAAACTTTTTCTTTCAATTGCCATTTCCTTTCTAAATTTATTACGATCCATCTTAAATTCTCACATCCTTATCATTTTTTCTAATTTCAAGATTAAGTCCGCATTCCTGCCGGAGAACTTCGATCTGGTCGTCCCCTGTGAAATAATCATCCATCAGGCATTCTGCCTGAAAATTAAATTCATGAATAAATCTGTCTAGTCTTGTTCTCCCAAAACCAAATTTTTCGTGAAGAATATATGCCGATAAAATAGTGACTGTATCAACTGTGTTGTTCTTTATCCGCATAATGCATTCATTCATGGCAGTCTTGCTGACGGCACACGGAAGATCAACAATATTCCTCATCCTTAATTCTTCCTCAAGTCCTTCAACACCTTTTGATTTGGCAATTCGTAGAGCCTGTGCCATGCCCTCCATTCTTGCCCGCTCCTCTTTATTTCGTGACATCATGCATTCTCCCAGTTCAACTTCTGCCCACAGCACTGGCAATAATCCCATCTTGCTGTAACTCCGCAGCCACATACAGGGCAATATCCAGCTTTCCAGATATAGCTTGTTCCATATTGATTTTTCACAAGTTTCTTTCTCTGCTTCTCCATAGCCGCCCGGCATTCTTCCACCGTACCGATTTTCCTGTATTCATCCCACATGGCCGCTTCATCGTATGTAAGGATTCTGGCATTGACCGGATCTTTTCTGCCAGGCTCCCGGATTATTCGTTCCATTACATCCACCATATCTTTCAGAGTCATCTGATCTCCATAGATGGCTTTTACACGGTCTGTTAATTCACGATACTCCTGCATATCCCTCGGTAAGATTTCTGCTTCATTCCCCTTCATTGCTTTCCTCCAACAGTTCCGGATTATCAATCCGTTTCCCACGGAAAAGAATCTCTCTCATAGCCCGTTCTCCTTCTCATACTTTCTAATCTTTTCTTCCAGACGTTTTATTCGTTCATTTTCGTCTGTTTTTAAAACAATTGGCTCAAAATACTTGCAATATTGCTCATGAGTCTTTAATTTTGTTTTGCTAGTTATGCCGCACACTCCTGTTCTTTTTGCGTAGTCCAAACAGCTTTTCGCATACTCATAATTGTCTTTTGTAATTTCCTGTGGAAGTGCCCACTGCATCAGACAATCGCATTCACAGCACTTTACTTTTTTGCTCATACTTTGTCAAACACTCCTTTGAACGATTCCACATCAACATACAATTTCTTGATTTTTCCACATTTTTTGCATTTCAGAGTCAGTTCTCCATCACCCGGCCACATACAGTAAAAATCGTATATGTGAGGTTTACAGAGCATTTTGATCTTGCACCCAGCTTTTCTCCATCTTTTGAAGCTTTCCAGACTGCATTTAAGTAATATGTATGCGACATAGAGCACCCAACCCATGCCTATTCCGGAAAAAATCTTAATCATTATCGTTTACCTCCTGCGGTTTCTCACACCGCTCAAACTCAATCACCCAGACCCACGGGTTCGCATCCCAGCCGTAACTGTCAAGGCTCTTCTGGTTAATGCTGTTCCACAAATTTTCAAATCTTTTTCGGTAGCTGTCACAGTACGGGCAGTCAACATCCATATGTCCAAGTGAATGAACATCTACAGTGCCGATTATTCCTTCTCCTTTGCACAATGGGCAATATGCCTTATCAACTGGATAATCCAAGCTGTCTGGCATTCCCTCGGCTTCTGCACCATCCTCTGTAATATCCTGCAACCGCTCCACCCGTACATCCGTAACCTTAAGCCAGATACGTGCGGCTTCTTTCGGCATGTGGATGGATG